AAAACCAGCAAGATAACAGATTCGAGAACACGAGCTGGCTGACAGCTACGTCTAACAACTTAGGATCACTTCTTTCTAAGACTGCTAATGGTGTAGTGCAAACTGCTGGTGCAATCACGTCTTTGATAGCCTCTCCATTGGCTGCTCAAAGCGACGTATCATTCATGGATGTGTTTTCTAAGAATCCGCTGAATACTTTAGCGGATGGGATAGATGGACACATCAATGAATTATTTCCACGAGTACAGAAGTCAGACTTCAACTCGAAAGGATTTCTAGAACAACTAGGTAGACCAGGTGAACTCTTGTCTGCCAACATAGACTCTTTAGCATTCCTTGCTACTTCATTTGTAGGTGCAGGTATGTTATCCAAGCTCAACGTCGGTACTAAGTTAGCTAACAAGCTGGCTAAAGTAAACCCCTCTTATAAGTATCTGGCTGAGATAGCTGGGCCTAATAAGGCGGGTATGGCTGACAAGATTAACTTCTTCGCTACTAACGAGCTGCTGACCTTTAACGAGGCAGCTATGGAAGCTAAGGATGCTAAGGAAAGCTTATCCCTTACCCTACGTCAGAAGAGAGATCTAGGAGAAGTAAACTATACAGATGAAGAGATAGAAGCTAAAGCTGACCAAGCAGGTCTTAACACCTTCTGGTTAAATGCTATAACCCTATCCGTAACTAATGGTGCATTCACGAAGTTGGTCACACCTATTAAATCTAACGTATCTAACAAGCTAAACCCTTGGGACTTACGCCATCTAGACAACGAGTTCAAAGCTCCTGTCTATTCGTCTAAGTTCGAACGGTTCTTGAGTGATAAAGGATACACTCCAGGTGTAGTAACCAAAGCTTTAGTGGGTAATGTTATCTCCGAAGGCTTAGAAGAATCTATGCAGTATTCAGTACAGAAGATTAACGGTAACGATGGTATATCCTTCGTAGACGCTGCATCTAAGTACCTATCTGATATAGGAACACTGGAGATAGCCAACATGGCAGATCCAGAACGAGCTAAGGCTGCTGGACTAGGTTCTCTTATTGGAGGACTTGGCGTAGTAGGAGCTAGTGGATTAGGGTTACGTAATAAGAACATTGGACCTGCTAACGAAGCCAGAGCTTTCAGAACTGGACAACAAGCAGCTGTCAAAGAGTTGAATGATTCTTACGCAGGCTTCACCTCTCTTAATAGGTTCAAAGACCAGGAAGGTAAGCTCTACGTAACAGATGATAAATATGTGCACGAGGTGGGTGGTAAACCGACCCCTGTCACTAAAGAAGAGTTCACAGCTTTAGCTACCGAGAAAGGTGTTGATCCTGCTAAAGGAGGAACATACTCTATACCAGGAGAACTGTCATTCGATGATGACGGCAATCCTAACATCTCGGCTGAAGCACTTCATGACTTAGTAAAAGATACTAAGGTACAAGGTGAGCTGGATGATCTAGTAGAGAAGGAGTTGGCTTCATCTAAACCTGATCAAACTAAGCTTCGCCTATACAAGATGGAACGTCTTAAGACGGCAGCGATTGCAGCTCACAAGGCAGGTGTCATGGATATATTCCAGGAACAGTTAGATACTCTTTCTAATGACACTGTACTAGGATTAAATACTGATGTAGGAGCCAAGGACGAAGTAGAGTTAGCAAAGGATTACGTCAACAGACTTAACTCAGCTATGTTAACTGTAGACAATTCCTTATTAGATGACAACGCTAAAAGTGTAGCTTATGATAAGGTTGGTCGTATAGTATCGCTAGACTATGCAGGGCAGGTTGAAACGGCTAAGAATCAATTATTAGCTGAAGGCTTAACTGAAGAACAACAAGGTCTGGGGTATGCCCTTTCTAAGCAGCTTTCTATTCTAGATGAGGTTGACTCTTCTTACAGAGAAGCAGCATACTCACAAGAAGCTCAGGATAATTTCAATAAGAAGTTATCTGATCTTAATCTAGACGAGATAGCTAATGCTCCATCTAAGATCAAAGAATATGCTAGATCTATTACAAACCTTAACTATATCATAAGTGCGAGGGAAGAACTAGGTAGAACAGTTGATACTGTATTAGGAGGAGGGAAAGAGAAGATCTCTACACCATTCGAGGAGAACGCTCTTCCATTCAAAGCTCCTAAATCTAGTAAGGAATACGAGTACTACGAGTCTAGAGTTTCTAAGAAGCTTTCTTACGACGATAAGGTAAATGATATTATGACGCAGTATAACTCTGGCTTGTTCAACGAACTAGAGTCTTACCTTAATATCAACGATCCTGTTGAGGGGGCTACAGAGCTTAGTAACTTTGTTACTTCGTCCATCGAAAGAGGTGTAGTATTTAGTGATGATGTAAAAGAAAGTATTTCCAGTAAGATAGCGGCACTTCAGAATGAAGTAGCTAACCTAGAAGAACTGGTTAGAGAACCTATCGAAGCTGAAGGTTACAGATTAGAGGAGATGTTTCAAGAGGCTGCTGATGCTTATCTAGAGGAAGATGTAGCTGATGCTTTCAAGCTTCTGACAGAACTGAAGGCCGCACTAGCGCCACTAAATAACTTCTCTATAGAGCAGCTACCTACTAGAGAGGTAAAAGCTATCACTCCTAAGTATATCTTAGAACGCCTGATGGAGCCAGCGAAGACTCTGGTCGCTTCTGCTTACGTAGGAGAAGAGATTAATCCAGCATTTACGGATGAAGCTTCAGTAGACGTAGAGATTGAGAAGCTACAAGCTATCAACGATAACGTGTTACCTACTCGTGATGATCTTAAAGGGCTAGGTCTACCACAACTGCTTAAGAGTTTAATTAAGCTTAAAGGAGATTACCAGGACCTTAAGAAAGACAGGGAAGCTAAGAACGCTAAGCAGGATAAGATGTATGCTACATTCGTACTAGATGTCTCCAGAGAGCCTACGATTGCTTCTACGCTTAGCGAGGACGATAGGGACCTGATAGACGAGGTAGCTACAGAAGATCCCGTCACGGCCGCTTTAATTGCGTCAGACAGGATCGTAGACAAAGAATCCATCAAGCTTCGTCAGGATGCTTTAGATACAGACTTGGCCGTCTTACTAGACAAGCTCGGAGTACGTGGAGCGACTGGTCTAATTAGTATGATGAAGCATAATCCTTTAAGAGGATTGAGTGGAATCATCAGTCGACTACAGTTCATCAACGCAGTAGGAGGATCTAACGTAGAAGCATTCACTAATTTCACGATTAACTACGACTTAGTAGACTTAATGGAGGCTGAAGTATCTCCAGACTATAACGCATTACGCGATATATTCGGTAAGTACTTCGGTCTATGGGAGATAGCTACTGCACAGAATACAGACCTATCCACTAAGCAAGCATTACTTAACTATCAGAAGTTTCTTAACGCTAAACCTATCACTCCTACATCAGCTCAGTTCCGTACATCCCTACAGATAGCTAGGATACTAAATTCTCCTAAAGAGAGTGTTGACGGACGAGTACAGGTGTATCAGAATATAGCACTTCTTAAAGCCCCTGCTGGTGCAGGTAAGACTTCAGTAGTTCTACCCTTAGCCACGCAGTTGAGCGGATTAGAGGCTGGATCTATCTATACAGCAGCTCCTTATGCACCTGGTGCTAAAGCAATTGCTACGTCAACATCGACCGCCCCTAAGACAGTCACCGAACTAGTAGAGGATCTGAAGAATGATAACATATCTGAAGACGTTAAGGTAATCGTAGTAGATGAGATCACTACTCTATCGTATGATGCCCTACACGCTCTGGCTGGGGCCTTCACTGCGTTCCTTAATAGGAATCAGGAAAGATCCATTAAGATGGTGGGTATGTATGACCCACTTCAGGTTAACGAATCTGATAACGGTGTTCCAGTCCTAGACCGAGAGTTCTACTCTAAAGGAACAGGATACGATACAGCATCAGCTGATCAGAAGAAGTTGATGGAGGAAGGTCAGTCAGAAGTGCGTGGTACATTACCATTCATTCATAACGTAACTGATGTATCTCCGCTAGCCACCACATTCAGATCTAATGTAGCATCAGTTATTGATCTACAGAACCTGTTTAAAGGTACTGCTAAGGTTGAGAGCCCTGCTACAACAGCATCCTCTAACCCGAACAATACTACTAAGGATATACTCGGTACTTACTCAGGATCTTCTACGGAGATCATTAAGGTATTGAAAAGTTCTTACGCTACTAACAATGGAGCAACTACTCGTACACGTGTTATCGTAACTGATAACGTTGCTAAGTGGCAGCCATTACTTGACCAGCAGGGCATCGTAGGAGTAGATGTTATTACAGTAGAACAGTCTTCAGGTATTACACGTGATGAAGTGTATATAGACATTAAGGTAGAGAACAAGCCTTCCTTTAATAGGAGAATGTACACTGCCATATCTCGTGCTTCTAAGTTTGTATACTTAGGCAACTATCCTACTAACTTCACTGAAGATGCTTCTATACCTGATAAGGTTAAGAAGGCTGAGGAATTGAATACTTCGCGTAACGATACTACTAAGGAATTAGTTAAAGCTCAGCTTGCTTTCTTCGGAGTAGAGTCTACAGTAGATATTCCTACACCTACTGCGCCAACTATTGAGGTAGAGGAAATAGAAGAAACTGCGGATGCGCCATTCGATATAGATGATACTCCATCAGCAGAGATTTCTGGTGAACCTACACTTCCAATACCACCTGAAGTAATTACGTTAGGAGAAGGTACACACGAATTGTCATTTCCATCCCACACTGCATTTAATACGTATGGTAAGCTAGGACCTATTAAGGCTGGCGACGAAGTAATGATTGTACGTGACAGTTCTATGAGTCAGAATAGGTATTTAATTGTACAACCTAATCCAGCTAACGAGGACTACCGTGTAATAGGTATACTCTCTGATGAGGAGGTACCTAGAGCTGAAGCTGCGTTAGGATTACAAGGAAAGCTTGAGAAGTTAGTACCATACGTATTCTTAGTAGAACAGACGGACTTGAATAACTCTAATACGTTTATGCGTACTAAGGGTAACGTAGCAATAGAGAGTGCGTATACACTTCAGGTATCAGGTAACTCCGTAGATATGAAGTTTCACTACGACAATGTACCTACTACATTAACTGAGACCAATGCTGGACAAGTTGTTCTCAAGGCTTTAGAGGATATGTATCCTGGTTTAGTCGGGATAGCGAATGCTGATGAAATTAGAAACCATCCTACTTCATTCGTACGTTACCAAGTATTCAGTACAGAGACAGGAGCACGTAAGGGACTTCTTATAGATGATGTTGAAGATCTGCTTAACGTTCCTCTAATGGTTATTAGGGGAGTTAAGATGGAACGTGGTAAAGAGCTACGTCCTATCTACATTAGGTTAAACTCACAAGTACTGAACGATAAGAATTCTAAGGCCGTAGACATAGCTCCAGTAAGAGAGTTTGTTCGTAAGCTTGCTGAATTAGAAGAACTGATAAAGACTGCTAATTTCCCGTCCACTATCTACAACCTATTCAATTCTAACTTCTCGTTCAAGATAGGAGAGACTAATGTTTACTTCCCATTTCACAAGTTTATAAGGGCAATAGCTAATCCTACAGCTACAAGTAAAGATCCTAGTAAGGTGGGTAAGGCTATCATAGCATCTGACGATCTTAATAAGAAACTGAAAGAAGCTAAGATGCCATTGCTGGAACCTATTGATGTGTCCACACTAGATCCTAAACTGGTTCAACTGGTTAAAGATATAGACAAGCTGATACATGGTAATGGGGTATTCAAAGGAGAGGCTCAAGAGGCAATGAATAAACTTGCTACAGCTAACTTTCTAGTTGAGTTACCTAACGGTGCAACACGCGTACTACGGGACTACAGACCACTGGCTGGTCAGACTCTTAAGGAGGGTAAACTGTCTCAAGATTTCGAGTTAGTTGCTCCATCCTTATTAGGTCACGTTACATTCGAACATACTAAGGGTAAGTCTAGAAATAGTCTTATACCTAAGCTGTTGGTTGCTAAGATGGAGAAGTATCTTAAGAAGGCATACGATAAGTATGCTGGAGTACAATCCAAACTATCCGAGTTGCCGTTCCTAGTTAAGGAGTCCAACATGCCTAAGAGGTATAAGGATTTAGCTGATATGCTGATTGAAAAAGATACAGCTCACCTATTCCCACTTACTCTGTCTGATATAGACCAGTTAGTTAATAAGGGAGTAGATGGATCAGGAAACTTTACGAATATCAATCAAGGCTTCGGACTACGCACACCTATTAGTAGGAAAGCGTTTGGTAAAGGCGCTGAAGGTGTACAGGATATAGAAGGTCTATTCGAGACTACATTCCAAGGTATCACCCGCACTCGTATAGGTGTAACCTTTGAGGGAGGATCTATCCAGAAGGATGCAGAGATTGCTAAAACTGAACGAATACCTAATCCATATGTACCATTTTATCGTGCTGTAGACTCTGCTAAATCTTTAGAGGAAGCATTAGCATTGGCACCACAGTTTTCTGAACTGGAGTTCAACGTACCTATCGAAGAAGCCATAGCTATGCGGTACGACGAGGTTAATAAGGCTAGCACTTATTTAACCGTATCTCATAAGATTAAAGACTTGCTGATTAGAGTACGTGATAAGAGCCTATCCTTAAAGGATAAGCTTATCAACTCTCTAGAAGCTTCCTCAACAGCGATAGACTTTGGAGATAAGTATGCTGCGAGAGACTTCGTTCGTGCAACCATCTATGCAGAAATAATGCCTGAGGTGTACAATACAGATCCTTACGCAATTCTTAATCTATCCAGAATGTGGATAGAGAGAAAGTACGATACCATATACGACAGAGTAGAGCCATTCACCGATAGGGCTATGGAACTACAGAAGATATATGCTGAGATCTTTGAAGAGGCGGGTATACCATTCGAAACATCTACTAATCCAGTAGAATTTGTTGAGAATGTTGTTGTTGCATCTACTGAGTTTAGAGCTAAGCAAAAGAAAGGATTTAAGCTGGCTGCTGCTACACCTAAACAAGTTGACGCTTTTGAACTGTTCCTTACTGGATTAGACGAATCAATGGATGGCGGTACAGCTAGTATGGAGGCATTCATTGAACTTAATCAAGAGAACTTTGATAGGTTCGTAGAGCTTACTGGTATTAAAGATACTAGCCTTGAAACTGTACTGTATGCTATTGATCTAGCTAGACAAGAACTAGGTGTAGAAAGATCTATGCGTAGAACTGAAGGAGCTGACATCGGAGATCTTATTAATGAAGAAGGAGCTATCGAAGTATACAATTCATTCTTTAACGCTAAGACTCTGGCTAACCTTTTCAAGAAAAAAGCTACTGAAGCGTTCCACGTAATCACTGAAGCTTACATGCAGTTTCAGTTAGGTAAAGAGAACTGGGGCTTATTTAAAGATGGTGTAGTATACGTTACTAAGGATTCTAATAATAAGGTAGGAAGTAAGGTTGTACGACATGAGGCTTTCCACAAGGTCTTCTGGAACTATCTTACTAAGGACGAACAGGTAAGGGCTCTGGCTCTCGCTGAAGAAAGATACGGTAAGAACACTAAGTTAGAGTTAGAAGAAAGATTAGCTGATGACTTTGCTGGATTTAAGGTTACTGGTAAGACTTGGGCTAATGCTCTTAAAACTATCTTCAGGAAGATCTTACGCTTCTTTAACTTTACTTACAACAACCTAAACTCGTTAGAACAGTTCTTTACTAGTATCAACGAAGGTTACTACTCCACACGTAAGCCGTCAGAAGTTAACGTAGAAAGAGACTTAAAGATTGCTAAGTACTGGAAAAGTGTAGACTTGTTTACATTAGCTAAGACTTTATTCTTAGATACATTCGTACAGCTTAGAGATGAAAGTAGAAATACTTCTGATAAGGATGCTCCATTCAGGACATTCGATTCAGCTATCGAGGAGACATACGAGATACTTAAGGAGTGGCATAAGACTGGGAAGTTTCCCGTAGACGGTGATATAGAATACACACGTAAAGCTATAGAACCTCTCGTAAGTAATCCTAAAGCGTATGCCGAGTTCATAGATCAATACTTCTCTAACGCTAATGCTAAAGCAGCTAAGCGCCAACGCATCGCTGAACTAGACGTAGAGAAGAAAGCTTTACAGGATTCTTTATTGGAACTGGATGAAGAGCTTAAGACTTTAGACGAAACCTCTGAAGAGTTTAGTGCCAAGAAAAGTGATCGTGACGAGATAGGAAGTGAATACGAAAGCTTATTAGCTCAAGAATTATTCGAGACTGAACTACGTAACCCAGAAGAGAAGTTAACTGGTATGGTTAAAGCTCGTCTAATAGGTATCAAATATAACGATGCTGGCAAGACAGTGTACGCACCACTAAGTAGTACGTATGGAGCTATGCTATCGTTCGTTAACCAGGCTGATGCTTCCTCGCTTACTAACCTGCTGAACTCATTACAGGATCGAGTCAAGTACTACTTTGATGGTAACTCGGTTAAGACTAAGGGACTATACAATACTGTACGTAAAGCATCTGCTTCTTATCTGGTTAATCTTATCCAAGACATCAGAGAGAATAAAGCCCCTAAGAATCTTAATTTCTTCAGAGATGTATCCTCGCTTAATGAGTATGCTATATTCGGTAAGAACGGAGAAGATACGGCTAACATAACTCACACTGAAGCCCTCAGATATCCAGACAAGTATATCAAGATAGAGCGTGAGATTAATGACTCTGCTGCTGTATTCGGTAAGGAGCTGCTTAAGCAGACTGGTATGAGTATGGAGGATATTAAGCAGGCTTACAGATTATTTGAAGATGTCAACTTCATTAGATCTTTAACTGCTGCTGCTGTATCCATGCGTAAGATGAAACCTTATGTAGGATCATCTAGATGGGACTTCTATAACTGGGTTAATAGGTACACACAGATGGGCCGTAATGGTCAAGCTGCTGCTATCGAGACTCGCTTTGTAGAACGCTTTGCAGATTACGTGCAGAGGAGTGGAACACCTTTCAACACTGCTTTCCTGGATGCCATGGCTAATGCTGATACTCCAGAAAGAAAACTTATCGTATTTAATAAAAGATTATTTAAAGAGATAGGTATGGGACCTGCGTCTACGCAGTTAAGTGATGGGCAAGTCGAAGAAGCATTCTCTCGTCTAAAGAATTCTGTGGCTGGTATTAACGAGTCGCTTAAGTCTGGTAATCCTTACGAAGTAATAGATAATCAGGGTAGCTTAATCTCTGCTATTGTGGAACTATTCGAAAACTCTGCTTCCTTAATTGATGTCTCTTCCTTTATAAGAGGGGACGGAAAGAAAGGGTATGGTTGGTCTGATGCTTCACTACAGTCTTCCCTACTTAACTACTTCGATAAGATGTTAGGTGGTAAGCCACAGGATACTGTTAAGCCTAACCACGTTAAAGTAGAGACTGTTAATGGTAAGAAAGTAATTACTACTACCTCACCATTCCTTAAGAGTAATCCATTCATTACTGGAAAGAATAAGCTGCGTAGCTTTGTAGACCACGACTCTCTTAAGAAGTTGAATAATACTACTGACGCTACATTCCTTTACGGAGAAAGCTTAGTTCACTACCATAACCGTAACTTCGTATTTGGATTCCTTAACAGATTACGTACGTCTAGAGATGGATACTACTTCCAGTTCTTACCTGTTCCTGCTAATAGAACATCTATGCAGGGAGTAGAGGTAGGTGCACTTCAGATAGACACTGCTAAGAAAGTGCTGACAGATATGATCGAGAACGAAAAGAATCGTCCAGATCTACCAGAGTTAGCTAACAACAAGAACTACCAGAAGAATAAGGACAAATTCTTTATTCCAGGTCTGAGTGGTAAGGTAACTGCTATGTCTACTAAGGACGCTTTAGCTCAAATAGATAAACATATCGCTACTGAAGTTGAGACTGTCGTCAAAGAGATGATGGGACTAACTGGATCTAGGAAAGTTGATATGGACCCTGCTGACGTAGCACACGCATTTAAGCAGTTCAACATCAAGATAGACAAGTACAAATCTACTGCTGACTTTAAGAAAGAGATAACAGCTTTAACTAGAACTAAAGCGTCAGAGAAAGACGTAGAAGCTAAGAAAGCTGAAGCATTAGAGATGGAGACTAAAGTAATGACTGCTTTAGTAACAGCCTTCTACTACAACTCTATAGTTAACCAGTACTCTCTGTCCCAGATTATCTACGGAGACAACGTCTTCTACAAGAATAAGGAAGACTTAACTAAGCGTATTCAAGTGTTTACGGCTACAGGTGATACCTTCTTAGTAGATGATAGATTCGGTCTACCTAAGACCTCACGTATCGCTATAATGAAAGATGTTGTTCGTACTATTCCTAAAGATATGGAAGGTGTACGTGCAGACTCTTACAGAGAAACCCTAGATGAAACAGACGCTGAAGGATTTATGTTACCTGAGTTCTACGAGTTGTTAGCTCGTACTCAAGGTATCGAATCTAATACCGACGTTGTAATGAAACTAGTGTATGCTGGTATGGACGAGAAAGGTATTCCGTCTGCTGTGAAGTATTCTGTTAAGGTATTGACTGATCAACTGGTAGACGACTACCCGCACCTAAAGAAACTACGTGAACAGATGCGTAAGGAGAAAATACAACAGGCTACATTCGTGTCGGCTGTTAAAGTATCTACTCCAGAGAACGCAGCTGAGATGGGAGATAACGGTGTATCCTTTAATGGTGAGGAAGGCTTTGGAGCTTCAGTAATGACACTCGATAGTAAGAACTTACGTTCACAGCTTAACCCTGCTAAGAGTATTGATACATCAGTTGCTAATCCTTCACAGGTTACTTCTATGATGAATACTAACGGATTGAATACTGTTGAAGCTCAAAAGCTTTACGAACTTAACAGTTTAGTAATGGAGTTAGGTGGTAAGATCATTGGTCGTCAGTTACGTATGTCTGAGAAAGGAGGGTTGACTAAAGGGTCTCTAGCTGCACTACGTAAGAGGTTAATTCGTATTACAGACGGTGTTCCTAATGGACAAGACATTAACTACTTACTAAGTTATGTATCTCCAGATAAGGAACGTATCTCGATGAATCTTCCTATCATACAACAGAAGGTTCTAGCCACCATAGCTTCCATGTACTCTACTGCTACTACAGCATTCAGGTTCAGTGGATCTAAGATGGTACTCCAGTCTGAGTTCGGTACTTACTCGTCGGTTGCTTCGGCTCTCCAGTACAAAGATGCTGAAGGTTACACAGAAGTATTACTTCCTGAAGCTTACAAAGCTCTCTTCAAAGAAGGTGATGTAGTTGGTGGTAAGAACTCTATGATGGGTTTCCGTATACCGTCTACTAACTACCACTCTGCACTAGCACTTAAAGTTAAAGGATTCTACAAAACTCCAGTAGGTGCTGAATCAAATGTTATCATTGCCCCCTCGATGATAGTATACTACCATGGATCCGATAAACACCATAGTCGGATTAAAACTTCTTTAATTGCTGGAAAGCCCTACGGGGTGACTAGCCGCCAAGCCGCATAATGCGGAAGGCTCAACGATCAACTTAGAATATTGTTCTATAATGTAACGATAATATGAAAACCAAATTTAATAAAGAATCAAGAAATTTAATGATTGCTATGCTTCTAGGAGATGGCTCAATCAATACAGTAAATGGCTTTAGAATGACTCACTGTGAAAAACAAAAAAACTATTTACAGTGGAAAATTAACCAACTGAATTCAGTTGGTATAAGGAACTGCGGGCTTAAGTCTTCCATTTCTAATTGTGGATATAAGGTAGGTAGCACATACTATTACACTAGATTATCTATAACACCATTTATTAAAGTATTACGAAGAGTCTTTTACAAAACCCGCCATAAGGACCTAGCAAATAGAAAAATGCTAAATAGATTAGATGCTAAGGGATTAGCTATCTGGTATATGGATGATGGATGTATTAACCATCGTAAAGACTTTGGCATTTACGTGAGAATCGCTACCTGCCTTCCTAAGGAGAAGGTTCAAATCTTAATTGATTATTTTCACGAAGTGTGGGATATAAAATTCTATACTTTTTCTGAAGGTAAGGGTACTTACTCACTCTGTTGTGGTACAGCAAACGCAATTAAATTTCTTGATATAGTGAAGCCATATGTACTGGAGATTCCAGAAATGGCCTATAAGGTTACATATAATATAAGCGGGCGGAAACGTCCGGTAGGCTCAAGTGGGCCGAAATGGGAAGCACCTACTAAAATAGGTGAAGATATGATCTGGTCTGCACCGAAAGATGCAGCTGAAATTAACGGCTCAGAACTAACGACTCTGGGTGAACACAACATATGATGTGGATACTCTGTTCATTATTAAGAAAGAAACGAACACTAAAGACACGATTGATCTAAACGTTATACTACAGGAGTATGGTTTATTCGATGGTCAACTAGAAAGTCTAAAAATTAAGAAAGGAGAATATTTTGGCTTCATAAAAGAAGAAGATGTTGATATACTTGACTTACCTTTACACGAGTACTTGTTCAACAAGATTTCTGAACTAGAAGACGAGATAGTCTACAGACGAGCTAAGTTTAGTTCAGCTACTATTAAGACGGAGAAGGCTAGACTGAATACAGAGCTAGAACAGATGGAGAAAGACTACTACACTATTATAGATGTGGCTACTGCTTCAGCTAAGAATGCGATAGTTGACTTGTTTGCGAAGAACATAGCTGATCCTAAGAATAGAACAGACTTGTTGACTCCTATCTATACACGACGAGTATCGTCCGTGAAAACTAAAAATGTAAACGATTTCTATAAAGATTTGGCTAAGGATGAGAGCTTAATTCAAGACCTCGTTGATGCTGGCATAATCACTGTACAATGTTAAAATGTAAAATAATATTTAAAGGGCAAGAGTTTGCCGATGCTGCTGCCTTCGCTGAATTCGTCAAAGCTAATGGTACTGAGGTATTTCTATCTGTCACTGACACAACAGTACCGTCAACAGAGAGCCTAGCCGCTATAGAACGTGCTCACTCTTCTGGAGAAGTACTTTCCTTTTCTGGAGATGAGATCTGGGAGATGGATCAAACAATAGCAAGTAATGGGCTCAAAAATCTTACCGAAAACCAATGGGGGCATGGTGCAACACGCACACCTTATGGTAAAGAGGGGTTGGCTAGGTTAGAAGAAGCGTTGTCTGGAACAACTAAATTTACGGGTGATTTTGGACCGATTGCAGGCACAAAATTAGCAGAAACAAATAAGTATCCTAATGCCTGGGAAGGTGGTCGATTTATTATCACTAGAAATGATGATAAGTTTTACACTACGTCGGGGGCGCTAAATATAGAAGGTATTGAGATTATAATAAACAGGTCTTTTGAACCTTATGCTAAGTATATAGCTACTAAATATCCTTCTATAATATTCAAGAATGCTTTTGGAGAGGTAGTTACTCCAGACGTTGATTTATCAAGTGAACTAGCCAAGATTATAGCAGAGAAATACTCCGAGAAAGGAGAAGACTCTGTGGCAGAAATGTTTACTAAAATGCGCTACGAAAAGGCTGCACGTGAAGGTAAGTTGGAGAAAGGTGCTCCAGCTACACTTGAGTACGTTACTCAGGAAGATATAGACAAGTACCTATATCCTGAAGGACAAGCACAAGACTACGTTACCCAATCTCGGATACACGCAAACACATACGCTGGTGTTAAGGCTACAGGTATATCAGCTAACTTCTCTAAGATGTTAGCCTACTTGTTTTCAGCAACACCCGTAATCGAACTGACGGATACCTCTACGGGGGTATCCTACTCAGTTGACACTTCTAATGAAGAAGGTAATAAAGCGCTCAACAAGCTGAAGACGGAAAACAGTGCTAACTCGCTAAAGGATCTATTACGTAAGAATCGTAACCTAAAGATCTCTAAACGAGGAGAGCCTATGGTTAAGGAGAAGTTCAGACTTATAATGAACAACCACACCTTTAATGGCTTATCTCGTAATGAACTTAATAGAGACGGGACTGTTAAGAAACTGTTTAAGGGTATAGCGGGCAGAGAATTAGTTATCAACGTCTTCGAAACTATTGATACGATCATCAACCTTGCAATAGATAACGTTAAGGAACAGAAGCTCTTTATTTTAGGACTGACTAATAGCAATGCTAATGCAATGATGACGGCCTTAAGCTTTGGAGCACCTCTTAATGATGTAGCTAGACTGTTTAATACAGATGCTATAGTTCAAGAATCTAAAGGTGGACGAATCAAAGCTGATAAGTTAATGGCCAAGATTAAAAAAGCTTTAGAGGAAGACATTACTGCGGAAGATATTAAGGAGTACTTGTTGTTTACAGGACAAACAGCTTTATACGATGCTTTTGTTGTCACAGCAGTTAACAGTTCAGATAAGGCGAGTATAGGCTTATACAAACATATTCATAAAATAGGTACTGACTCTGCTGTACTAGATGGTATATATACAGGCGATCCACTTATGATGAAGTATAAAGCTATGTCGGATGTTGCTGCTTTAGCTACACTGGCTAAGCTAGTCGATATGGGCAATGAGACATTTGCTTACTCTCGTATCTTCAGTCTTCTTCGTAAGATGCCTTCTAAGAAATACAACATGGATGCGATAGCTGACATGCCTTTAAAGTATACAGACTTCAAGCAGGTAGCTGTTATTAATGCTGATGTAAAAGAACAGGTGAAAGCTACTCTAGAGAAGAACTTCATGGAATCAGAAGAGTACACCAAGCTTCCTACTAAGGAAGCTAAGGACGCTGCTGTCGAAGAACTCAAGAAGGAACTAGATAAGCCTAATGCTATATACTCGGAGGAACTTAAACGTGAGCAGCGTAACTGGAGACTCAACAGATTAAGTCGTAACCAGTTGGCTCAATTGATGACTCCTTCAGCTTATTCCGTATTCGAGAATGTAACTATACTGTCTATACCCCACGTATATACTTCTTGGAAGATGCTTAACAATCTTATTAGGGTAGTAGAGCAGACATTCGCAATGCACTCTCCTAGGGTGGCACAGTTAGCTAAGAATGTTATATCTAAGCTTAAGACTGATGACGCTTGGACTAGTGCTGAGTTTCAGGAGACAATACAGAATAACTTCATCAAGTTCCTTACGTCCAACTTAAAGGTTGAGATTGATGGAGACTTACACGATATGGCTGTTGATCCTAATCTTACTTTCACATCTTCATTAGGTATAACCTTTAGTGGGGAAGAAGCGTGGACTCAGAAGTTCATATCCGAGATCTCTCCTAAGTTGGGTACTGGAGCTAGCAATAAGTTGCTGGCATCCATAGAAGAGAAGACAGAACGTCCATCAGCTAACGATAAAGCTAAGATCACTTCTAAGAAGCTAATGATTACTGCTGATAAGGTAGGAGATGATGAGGTCTTAGAGATTCTTAAGCGCGACTTCTTAGCTCTCGACAAAGAAACCCAGATAGGATTGTTTAAGTATGCGCTAATTACATCAGGACTATACTACGGAAGAACTAACTTTTCACTTATATTTCCTGTTAACTTTGCCTTAGGGTTTGACAAAGCCCTGAATGCGAGACTAGAGACTGTAATAACTACTTCTAATATTAAGACGGACATTAACATGCGAGTCATAGAAGATCAGTTCCTGTATCAGTTCGTGCGTAATAACTCTAATATCTTATCTTATATAAGCAGGCTTCAACCTATCGTAAGTAGTGAGCAGAAGACTATTAGTGGAAACACTCGTCGTATATTTCATGGCGTAGATAGACCTATATATCGGGGCCTTCAGGATTCTACAATTTACTATGATTTGAAATTCCCTAAAGTAGAGGGTATTTATTATGATTCGATTATACGTAGATACGGATCTGAGACGTATATTAAATTATGGACCCCGCCAGAAGAAACACAATTCGTATATTACAGAGTATTTACTGTACCACTAGCAGATAAAACATATTCATTTGATGATGCGGATTTAGATATAGGATTAGATCTAGATCGAATAACCCATCCAGGCATTGCACTAATCACTAATTATCGTAAAATAGGTAAAGACGTTATACAGATATATACTTCACAAGCTGACCATGCTGTAGGAGACCTGATATACCTTAATCCTAACGTAACTAAACTTACAGAGCTTAAAGCTTACGAAGTAAAGACTGTCGAAGAAGATAAGGTATCTGGTAGTACACAAACTATTACTTATAGATTAATACCTAAACCAGAACGCAATATAGACCTATCCCATAAAAAGCTAGTTCAAGAACTTAAGGATCGTCCTTACTATGCTGAGATAGGAACATCGTCTGCATCAGCGGAGGTTGTTACATCACAGAAAGAAGCTATCCTACGCGCTAACAAGAAGGGAACTCTATCTGTAGTAGGAACTTTAACTAATCCTATACCAGGTGTGTACTCGATTGATATGACTAAGTCTATTGAGGATATAATAGTCGCTGTTCAGAACATACCTAAGTCTAAGAAGTACGTAATAGACAAGACATTCATAGATACTATGTTCTCTACTAGACCTAAGGAAGCTGTCAAGGTAGCTACTGCGTTATACGCTGCTACTGGATTCGAGCACAGCTTAGTAGGTAAGGATGAGCAGGATATTGAGATTCAAATTAAAATAGACCGTGCTTTCCGTATCTCGGATATTACGGCCACTAAATTAAGAGAAGGACAAACTATTCCTGCTCCAGTAGGTGGATTATTCGAGATGAGAGATGAGCAATTTGCCAGACCTAATACTATTAAGCAAGGTACTATTGTATATTTAGGAAAGAAAGACTCAGGTCAGGATGTATTCGGCCATGTGGTGAACGTGGAACAGGGAGTTGTAAAACTCTCGTTATTAGACTCTGCTATATTTGATTACCTCTCTAAGAGGTTCTATAGCGTTGAAGAGTTAGATCAGATTAAACAAAAGATTACTTGCTAATGATTTGTCCTATAAAGAATAAAGCTTGGGATAAGTTGGAAGGAGAATATGGCGTTGATGCGTATGCCGTACATAGAATGGAGGGAGTACCGACTCGGACTAGTTTCGACGAGGGCTCCCCTGTCTTCCAACAGATATTTAATATTGTATCATCTAATCCCGATTACTACGCTAATAAATACGCCAAGTATTTGGCAGGTAAGGTGCGTGATACAAGCGTACTAGATATGACTAGAGCCTTCTACTATCGAGTAGAGGGTAAGGAGGGCATCGACCTATTCCCTTCGACCGATGTAGAGTTTAAACAGAAAGCTGCTACCCGTAACTTAATGAACACAGTCTTGGAAGATCTTAAAAGAAGATTTAACATTGACTTCACTATTATAGATGATGATGCTATTCCCTTTAAAGGAAAGTACGTTAACGTAGGGGGAGAGAAGCAGGTTATTGTTAACGTTGCTAATGCTACTCTAGATACTCCCTTTCACGAGTACTACCACCCGTTCGTACGCCTAATAAAGAACGAGAATTCAGAGCTGTATCAGTCATTACTGGAGCAGGCTGGAGTAACGGACGAAGAAGCATTGACACAGCAGTTAGGAGAGATGGCAGCCTCTAAGTATCCTACCTCCTTACTGGCCAGAGTATTAGCTGCCATTAATAGAATATTAAGAAGATTGACTGGACGTAACTACGAGCTGACTGGCTCCTCTACGATAGAGGAAGTTGTCCAGTATCTAATGAATGAGGATATAAACGTGGTACGTGAGAACACGTTGATGACCGCTTACCAAGCATCTAAGATATTTGCTGGAGCCACTAAGATAGAAAAGGAGAAGTTCGTTCAGGACGTACTAGAGATCCTTCGTAAGGCGTCACAAGACGTTAAGACTAATGATGACACATCCTACTACTTAGACTTAGCAGGTAATGAGATAGCTAAACGTTTGACTGCATTCGTAGGAGATAAAGTAGAAGGAGAGTTTTCAATTAGGTTGAGAGATAAGCCATCTACTTATTCAGAACTGTTGGCTCGTAAACTATACGCAGAGAATAAGATCTCCGAGTCCGAATCTATTAATTATGGCGGTAAGGAAATGACCTTTGCTGAAGTAGTGGACAGGATAGAAGCTGATACATCTATTAATAGGTTGTACGGTAAAGCCGGTCACGCTTACTTCCAGTATCTAGTAGAGACTGATCCTACTAGAAAAGCCGAAGCTAATGCTACTCGTAAGCTGTACGAGGAGAAGATGGAAGAAGCTGGCAAGAGCGCTAGGGATCTAGGAGTTATCCAGAAGGACCTAACTGAACTTCTTAACCTAGTAGGTATGGAAACTGGCGATAGACTAGCCTCAGAGTTAGCTATCATATCAGAGGAACTAACTAGTAAAGATGGATCTAAGCTAGGTACGACAGCGGATGGTGTTATCCAACATGGTAATGGAGAAGTAACACTCTTCGACCTTAAGTTTGGTAACATTACTTCTGACATGTATACTGGTCGTATGATGGAGTATGCTAAGGGATTAGGCATTAAAGACAGCAAGCTCTCACGTGCTTATCTAGAACTAGCCTTCCGTGCTATGATGGTTAAAGAAAAGTTTCCTGATGTTAAGTTCAGGTCTGTTAAGTTGATACGTGTAGACACTAATAACTCCAATCATAAAGCTATGGAACTAGATCTAGGACTATATCTAGAACTGATATCTAACTACTACAGGGCCACTAATCCTACACTCCACGCCTCCTTAGAAGGCAAAGGTATGTTCGACGTGCTTAAGTACCAAGGAGAGGCTGCTGTTGTAAACAAGTACAACAAGACTATGGAAGGCTGGTCCTTAGCCACTAAGTTGGAGTACGTGGAGAACAAATTGAAAGCTTTAACGTTATACTCTAATACACGAGCTACAGATGATAGCTTTATCAAGTCAGAAAGGGCTGTTCTAGCGAAGTTATTTCAAGAACTGTCCAAGAGTCCAGAAGCTAACTTATCTCGTCATACCGACGATATTAGCGGCCTTCTTGGCAATTTTAAGAACATGTCAGAGGTAGAGCACCCACAAGTACAGCAGTGGCACAAGCATATACAGACTGTTCGTAGTAAGATGAAGCAGGAATATGACAAGATCAGTAAAGAGGAACAGTCCCTATTTAAGGATGTCTTACTTGAAGCTGCTCCTGATAACGAAGCTCGTAACCGTATTAAGACATGGACTAATCTAGCACTAGCAGGTACTATTCTTGCAGCAGGATTTGGGGCCACTCCTTTCTTAATAGGTGTGCCAATGGTAGCTCAACTGGTAATGTATAGATACGGACAAGTACCTAAGGATCTATTCGGATTTATGTGGAGGAAGGATGATGGAGTATCTAAAGGCTACTACCTTAACCTACAAAATACATACACTGATAGGAATGGTAATGAGGTACCTTTAACGGTAGCGCAGATTAAGTATAGGGAGTTTATCCTTACTACTATGCACGAGAAGTATAAGACTTTAATGGCCACTAAGGCATTCAACTCTTCTACTGGTAAGGAGCAGACATATGCTCAAGTATTAGAGATGCCACCTGAACTACCTATAGACTTCCTACCTCGCATACCTAAGTCGTCAGATGAGTTAAGACTAGAGCAAGACTTTACTGAAGGATTCTTCGGACTAAAGACACGTATAAAGGATTTCACTCGTGACCACTTTACCCAGTACTTTGAAGACAACTTCGAGAATACTAAGGACGTAGGTGGACTACCTATGAGATACTTCCATAAGCCTGGTTCCAACACTATCGAGAATGTGAACCACTCCTTTAACGTATCCCAAGCATTTAACATGTTCATGGGTACCATGCTTAACAAGGAGTACTACGACCCTCTTATGGCTATCTCTTACGGCGTACGCGACTCTATCGAACTTACTAAGGATGAATCTGGTAGACAGAAGTACCCCAATCTTACTAAGTGGATGGATCAAGAGATCATGCTACAGGTCACAAAGGATCTACCTAAAGATAGATTAACTACTAAGGATGTAACTATTACAGTAGGTAAATGGGGAGCTCCTATATTAGGGTTACCTATAGGTACTCAACTGGTTATCAATCAAGAGAGAGCGCTAGGAGCATTAAAGTCTTCTGTATCGTTTGCTATCATGTCCTTTAAGATAGTTGGCCCTATATTCAATACAGCCATCGTTACTATGACGAATGCTATGAGCGAATCTAAGGCTGCCATCGGATCTATACTAGGTATACCACCTGAGTATGTACACGCTAAATTCGGTACAACAGCAGGATCTTATAAAGACTTTGCATCTTACGTTAAGGGAGAGATGGATGGTAAAGGGTCTAAGATAGCTAAGCTGGCAGAGAAGTTTGACTGGATAGCTACTTCTTATGATTATGTGTCAGACCCTAAAGCATTGATGTATGATGTTACATCACCTAGCCTGTTTAACCACGCGTTTATGTTCCATAATGCTGCTGAGACCTGGGCTTCATTAGTTCAGTTATCTATGCTTATGAGATCGACAACTGTTGAGAATGCTAAAGGCGAGAAATTTACATTGTGGGACGCTTATGATAAAGATGGTAACTGGACTAAGGGAGAACGAGGAAGTGTCGTTGTAGGCGATTCTACAATCAAATTAGAGGGTCTAGATGAGAGAGAGATTAAAGCTCTCAAGCGTCAGAACGAGAAGACACATGGCGCATACCGTTATGAAGAGAAAGCAGCTATCGAGGCTACTATCTTCGGGCAGTTCTTACTACAGTTTAAGAAATACTTCTTTACCTTCTTAAAGAACTTGTACGCATCTCCTTACCAAGATATAACAGTGGGTAGATACGTAATAGATAAGGACTTAACCAAACCAGAAGGAATGCCTGTATGGAAGTGGGAAAGTGAGATCATGCAAGGACGTCTACGAGTATTGGCTTCTGCTGTAATGGGAGCTGATAAGTTTAAGGACTACATTGGACCGTTGGAGAATGCTACTAAAGAGCAGAGGTTTAGACAGGTACGTATGTTAGAGCTTTTCAATACCCTACTATGGGTAACGATGCTTACTCTTACTATAGGTGCAGCATTTGATGATGACGAGAAGAACTCGTACGCATTCAAGCGTATGGAGAGATTAAGAGATGATATGTCTCAAGGCGCATTACCTAAGGACTTATTTGCTGCTATACAGCAACCAGTAGTTGCTGCTGATAAGGTAGCTAAGACAGGTAAGGCTTTCTTCGAGTGGATAGCATTCGACTATAACAAAGACGGAAGCCGTAAAGGCTCGGCAGAACTGAACAAGATTGTACCTGTTGCTAATAACATTAAGCAACTACAGGACATGTTCTTTACGGCAGATGCTAACCAGACTAACTTATTTGGAACTATTCCTAAAGCTCAGAGATAAACAGCCAGTCACTGAAAAAATAAACCCCCTACCTAAGCGTGAGCCTAAGTAGGGGGTTTTGTTGTTTTATTCCGTCAGTTATTTATTGAACCAGTTAACGTGCGTTATGTCTTCTGGAAATACGTAATTATCACCAGGATATACACGTACTCCAGTTTCTATTCCATCTTTCATCGTGATACCAAATCCGTCTTCTGATCCAAATATACCTATTTCACAGCAATGAAGATAGTCTTCCACTGTCAGTATATGATCCTCGTCTATAGTAATATCTGCTAACTGTTCCTCGGTTATAGGCGGCATTTCAGATAGTGTCCATTCTTTCATGTTATCAGGTTATAACCAGAACCTCATTTTGTTCCGGTGTTTGTTACTTGTTAATTGTTTGAATCTTCGGTTAAACACTAACCTTATCCTTCTGTGGCTCATCACCAGAATTTATAGGTGAGTTTTGTAGTGTCACGTAGTTCGCGCTTCAGCGTACTGACTTCCTCTTTGTGGAACTCTAGTGCTTGTTCTTTGTCTAGTCCCAGCTGTGTGATGATCGTAGTGCTGTCAATGGTGTAGACACCATAGTACTCTTGCGGGGTAGTCGCCCATATCTCATAGCAGTCATTGTACCCCTTGTGAAATCCTTTACGAAACCCTAAGGTCATTCCTGTTCCTAAACAGACAACAGAAAGTAGGATTAAGCCTATGTGCAATTTAATGTGCATGCTCATTTTGGAAATACGATTTGTAATTCTGCTGTAGAATACACATAGTAGGTATACAGGTACAGCAAAACTATTATGAATAAGATCCCGTACTGAAGTACGGTTGAAATTCGTTGAGCTCGTTTCATACCAGAGTTTGGATAGCCATAGGAATGTAAACCATAGTATCCATACAACTAGTAAGAAGACGAGGATGAGTAGTAGTGTAATCCCTATAGCAGTGAATATCATTGTTGTTTTGGTTTAAGAAGCTAACATTCTATGTCATCCCCTTTGAAGACTGGAGAGATAGTTTCTGCATAAGTCATAACACCATTTTCAATCCTGTATACATCGTAGTACCATTCATCATGGTTATACGCGTATACTTGTTCTCTGTAGTGATCTTTTACATCTTCAATAGCTTTTTCCATGGTTGTAGGTAGTGTACCTTCATTGACCCATGTAGTAACATCGTCTCGTCTAGGATCGACACCTAGTATAATGTATTGTTCCATAGTGTTTAGTTTAAAATGAAAAAGCCCCCTTATGCAGTGATTTATCTCGTTTGATAAGTCTTACGTAAGGGGGCTTAATTGTTTGATGTATTCTGACTCTTGTCAGTTCTATCTAACGCGCTTAGCTCGTTGGCGTCGAGCGCGATAAGGTTTCTTGGATTGGATTGATTGAGTTTTAGTGGGCTCGTATTCGCTCACGCTCAAACGGTAGGCTGCCAGTAGAGCTAATAGCTCGTTGAACTCAGTGGGGGAGAGAGCCTTAGTGTTAAGGATGTCCCGCGCTCTTCCGAGTCTTTGCCTTGGCGATAAATCAAGTAACTTGGTACTTCCTCCGAGCGCTTCTAAGCCTCGGAAAGTTAACTCCGCTATGTAGGGCCCCAATCTAAATGGGTCCATTCCTGCTCTGGTAATAAGGCGGATCTTTTCATCATCTAAATAACGCAGGTCGCGTTCTGTCAGTCCGAGAATACGTAGCGCGTTTTCGCGTTCACGAGCGTACCTACGCTCTCGGTAATGAGAGAACCAATTCGGGATAAAACGTTTCATCTGTCATTTTAACTTTACACCATACTTCAGCATCGTCAGGAAGGCTTACCCCTATTCTTTCTTCCTGCCATGCCTTATACGAAGGATGCTTATCCATTACAAGTCGGTTTCCGTAGCGGGGATGAGTCTTTACGTTTGGAAAGTACTTTTCAACGTAAGCGCGTTCCATCTTCGAATAAGCGCCTTTCAGAAAGGGCTTCACAGTTCCTTCCACGTACTCACCATGAGCAAACGAAAATACAACCAATCCGGGTCCTACAACTGAACCGGCATTAGTACAGTACATTGTTTGGAACGCTGGGTGGGATACTAGGAATTCAGCCAACGTAGGAGGCAATCCTTCTCTAAACACCATATATAAATTACCCTGGTACGTACCCCCATCAAGTGTGGGGTCTACAAGGTAAGAGTTGACAAAGTACTTATCGTCATACACTTTGACGGGCGCTTTGTCAAACTCAAACATCTGGCTAACAAACATCACTGATTTGTTATATGTCATCTCTATCCTAATTAAATATGTCCAATACTACTTCTCCATTGGAGTCAAGTAGGTCCTTAGGGAGATCCCAAAGGTCATTTTTGGTATAGAATAAATAATCGTCTAAGAGGTTGTCAATTCCTTTATAGAATTTACCTCTGACGTGACCACCGTTGATACCGCAGTAACGGTCTTTTTCAGTGGTTCTGTATATTATTGCTGGATTGAGTGAGTCTTTTGATGACTCCACTACAATAAAAATAAAGTCCAGCATCTTGTATCCGCTCTTAAGCAGATCCTTTATAGGAGACTGTTTAGAGTAAAGCGCCCTCTCATAGAAGGCTCCTTGTCTATAGTACCCCCAATACAAAAAGGAATCCTGAAAGTCGTACACACTCTTGCCAGTAGTCTTAAGGTCAAAGGGTTGTATTGTTCTGCCCCTATGGTCTATTAGAATACCGTCTAGTAAAGCTTTGCACTCGACGCCTTTATACGTGAAGTATATGGCTACTTGGTGCATTATCTCGTGATGTACGAATACTTGATAGAAAAAGTAATTGGTGAAGTCATTCTCTATTATTGACTGTTTAGCACGCAGCACTCCCTCGTATTCATTAGTAGAGAGAACTATCTTGCCTGACTTCATCACTTCCTTTAGGTTGTAGAAGTTCACTACTTCTGGGGACGACCACAGGTTATCAACTGCCCATCTTATGTCCCTGGCGTACCCTGACTTCTCGTAAGCGTCCTGGTATAGATGTATAGGGGAAGACTTAACTAGTCCCTCTGGTAGGGCTTTCACGAACTCTCCTATCTTACCTGTAGGACGTTCTCCATCCATTACTACAAAGCCTGTATCCCACCTAGTAGGATCAGTTAGAAGACAGTCCACTGCGGACCCTATTCTTAGCGCCTGTGAGTCTATGTGTTCGTCCTTTGTCTTTTGAAACAGTCTTGGATTTACTGCTCTTGATAATGTCGAGTTTGACACTCTTTTGCTCTCGTAATACTTCTTTATCTTGTCCAAGTTCTGGTATAACTTTTCTCAGTTCCGTTAACGACTTTATCAGGTAAAGCCTTAACGGGTTATTTTCCTGCTGCAGTTTATGCTTCAGCATCTTCCATTTAATCTTAAAATCTGGAGTTTCTAGTCCCTTTACTTCTATTAACCACTTCTCCCCTGTAGGGTCCATAAAGTCAGGTTTATAGGTAATAGGACGTATCTTGGCTTTGTCGTAAATAAAAGAAGGGAGTAGAGTGAATACGACTTTCTCGTACTCGTACTCCACCCCCTCTTCACTCAACAGCTCACTCACTCTTTTCTCAATCTGGGAACGAAATATCCCTGTTGCTTTGTTCTTGAATTTCATTCAATTTACTCTCTTCAATCTCTCGTATCCCGCTAAGTAAATCCTCCAGCAGTCTGCGACCAATGTTCTCATGTATCCACAACACTTGTTCGGCAAAGTTTTCCCAGTGTTTACTGGGCCACTGACTCATAGCGGCAAGTATGGCTATCCTCTCTCCTTCGGACACATCGTTAGTCCAAGTGGGCTCCATCAAGTTGAAGGATTGCCACAGTTTGGATACTAGTTCTGGGTTTTGAGCCCAGAACATTTCAAGGGATGTCATACGTTGGCTTTGCGTTTGATGGCCTTACCAACCAGGTCGAAAGCCGCAGGAAGTATGTTGGTATGAAGATCCACAAGCCTTATTCCTGCTTTGGTATAAGCCATCTCAACGTTGTAGTAGTCGAATGCAAACTTAGCTGTAATCATAGCTAAGAATTCGGCCTCCTCGTCTGACACTTCTCCACCGTCGAGGGAGATGACTCCCTGCTGGACACCACCTTTCTTGTCCTTGATGAGACCAGGGCACACAGCAAACGTCCGGTCGCCTGAGGTCTGAGTTGTGAAGGTTCCGAGCTGGTCGAACTGCTCCAGCAACTGTTGGAAGTCAACAACATTATTGACATCAAACGTGCCAGTGTCCTGACGGAAACGGGCTCCTTGAGGAAATACTTCCTCAATCACGTTATAGTCGAATCCGTGCTGTTGACGGAGGTCAGCCATAGGCAGGTGCGCGACTGCCAGTTCCCCTGCTTTGGTAAGCAGACGAGCCTTGTCGTGCGTCAGCCGGTGCAGGTTCGGGTCACCGTTAAAGTGAACCGCCTGACCGCCGCCAGGTTTTTGTGCTGGAGAATTGCCAAACGAGGCTGTCACAAGGTGTTTTGTGTTGATACCAAAATCGTGATTGGTACCATAAGTGAGTAATTTCATAGGAGTGAGTTTTACCACTGAATAGGTAATCCGCCTAGTTCAGTGATGTTATTGTTAATGATTGAGAATATAGGTTGCTCCAGAAAGGAGTTACCGGCTAATGGAGAGGGGCTAGGCCCTTTCACAAGTTTATGCGTCACGTTAGTAACGTTTATCTCGTGAAGAGCTTCGCCCCATAAAACCCATGTAATGTTGTCCACCTTGTTCAGTTCGCTAACAAAGGAAGAGAAAAACGGTCTCCAGATTTCTCTGTGTGCATTCTTCTTTCCAGCTGCAGATGTTAGCGATCTGTTAAGCATCAATACTCCCTGCGATGGCAGGTGTGATAGGTAAGACTCTCCTGAGTACGTATTGATACTTCCAAACTCCTCATCAATCTTCCTCAAAATATTAGATAGGCTAGGAGATACTTTAGTACCTCGTCGTGTATCATACACAAGTCCATTACCCGACCCGTCTGTGTAAGGTTCATTTCCCAATAACACGCACCTAACAGTGGATAGGGGTGTTAGGAGAAAGGCACGAAACCAAAGGGAAGGGTGAGGTCTTATTGCCTCTAGACTTGCTCTACCATTCAACTGTTCCAGTATGTTCTCCAACAGATCAAATGTTTCTGGCATTGCTGCCAAATAATCTGGGGAGACATACGGAGCTAACTTACCTCTCACACTCACAATCCTTAATTGTAGTTAAGGAATCCACACCAAACTCTTGCTCAATCTTCAAATACTCGTCAGCCATACCTTGTGTATTATACGGGCCGATAAGGTAAGGTTTACCTTCATTATCCCATCCCTTGACATAGTAGTCACAGTGACAGGCTTCCGATTGTAGGATCTCAATCGCATATTCGATGCGATGAAAACGTTCGGCATACGCTACTCCAGCGTAGCCGAGGAACATTGCCATTCCGGTAAATAAAACCAGCAGTAGCTGGAGCAATTTCTCCATGATTTACTTTTGTTTAAGAGTTTTAGATATTCGACGTCTTAACTCCTTGTTACAATTATACGACTTAAATTTTAGTTGGTAATCAGCCACGTCCTTCACCTTTTGTGTGTAGGCTGGTGGGATGTTGTATTTGTCGTACAGTATGTTAGCATTTCGTATTCCCGCCTCATCATTATCAAACAGAGAAATCACATACCTAAACCTACCTTTCAAAGACTCTACAACAGCTGCCAGTGTATCTGCGTTATCTCCTCTTTGAGGAAGCCCCTCAGAGTTAAAGCATATCGCTGGGAACCCGTGCTCATGCAATACCATCATGTCCTTAACAGATGATGTTATAATACATAACACTCCTTTCTTAGGGAGCTGCTTCATCCCGTAGACATCACTAAACACAGAATTACTTCTCCACTTATTCTTCTTTAGCTTGGTTAGAGGACGATAGATCTTGCACCTATCATTTATCTCGTACACATATATGGGGTCCGCATTAGTGGCTTTCCCCCACAACTCACCATTCTTATATACGCTATCCACAAGCTTCACATTGAACTTAGTAAGCGTGGATTTGCTTATACAATGTTTAGCGAAGTATGTTTCGGTCAGGCGACTAGAAGTGTACGTGTAGTCAATTTCTACCTTAGCTATTACTGCTGGATTAAAATAAGATATATTCTCTAGGTTACGGTTAATGTCCTTTAAGGCATTGTAGTAGTTGCACTTAAGCTTCTTCATTACAATGTCCATAAAGGAATAGAACTTCCCCTCCGCAAAGTCATGTATGTACAACCTGCCAGTACGTCCGTAGAAGAACGCGCAGGAAGGGTTAGCGTCAGTTCTAAACGGTGAAGAGAAGACTCTGTTCAAGTCTATTCCCGTACCTAGGTAATACACAATGATCTGCTCCTGCGTTACCTTACTTAACAGTCTGTCTACTGTTATCTCGTAACTATCAGATGCCTTTATCATAATAAAAGAGGATGCCAGAGCCCACAATCGCTCGCAAAAACGGATATAGGGTTGGCACCCGACTTAATTAAAATGGCAAATCATCACCGCTTTTATTCTCGCCAGCTGAAGAGTCTAGAGCCTCCTGCTCACGCTTCGAAAAGCGCAGCTGACTTTCTTTCCCCTCCACAAATGCTTCCAAATAACTAGTAGGAAAGAATCCTAAGTCTGAGTACTTTCCAGTACGGTCTAGTGTAACCTTTAGGTTGACTAGGAAACCTTTCTTCGGGTTTAGTAACACTAGGGCCTTATCAATGAACTTGTCATATGTAGGTGCCTCTAGTTGAGAAACGGACTCATCGCCGTAAATCTCACGAAGAAGGTGTACAACATGCTTGATGTTGTTTCCTGTTTGGCGTTCAATTGCATCCGCAGCTGATTCGCCTTCCTTAGGTTTAGATCCGTCTGGCGTAAACAAACGCTTGTGGATTACTTGTCCTGCTGAGTTCTGGAAATTAATGTCACAGAAACCAGTGTCTTTCACTAGTCCCATAAACATTACGCCTTTGTGGATACCTACTGGGATCTTAGATCCCCCCGTAGACAGGGTATTCTCAAAATATAACTTCGCCTGTATCATGTATGTCCTTAAATTTATGATTCCGATTCTAGAATCGCCTTCCTAACCATCTCTAGGTCGTTAGGTATCTTATAGTTTAAAACCCCGTATGCTGAACGGGCCTCATTCTTTCCGTTTGATTGTGTTACGAATTGGTACTCGGACTTTTCCGTAATCGGGTTGTGTTCTACGTGAGTGTAAAGGTTGTAGTTAAGACGAGAGTTAAGGTTGAGCTTCGTAAGCTTCTGTCCATTAGTTTTCGTCCTCCAAAACGTTTCCCCTTCTACCTCGTAAGGCTCAATATGAGCCATCACGTAGATGATTAGGTCTTCCCTAGGTATCTCCCTAAGCAGCCCTAACAGGTCATATATACCACCAGCCATCTCAGCCCATTTATCATACCCTTGAGTCTTTCTCTGGCCCATCTCGTAGTCTGACATGACTGAATTTAGTGTGTCAATAACAATTACGTCAACCTCTGGCCTAGACTCTGCCACCCCTTTACAAAGTTTATAAATAGTATTAACATCAGAAGTCTCTGCGTAGTTCTTCTTCTCCTTGTTATACTGTTTCTTCCATCCAGCCCACGGTAATCCCTTCTTATCTGCTTGGATAATATAGGTGTGGTCTGGGTTGAGCGTGTACGCTCCAAATGTCTTCCCTGTTCCTGGAAGACCGCTAATCTGCACTACTGTAGCCATTATATATCTAATTCATATTCATTCAAGCGGGAGTACTTAAAGTCCTCCTCCATCACTAGGATGTTATTAGAGCCAAATCTCTCCTTAATAACATGCCAGTATATTAAATCTTTTCCATTACTAGACCTTAGTGGTAATCCTTGCTTGTGGTTCTTAGTAGGTGGTCCATAAAACCTAGTAATACCTGAAATGGTAGCTGGACGATGTGTTATGATAACGTAGTCCGAACAAAAGTATGTACTGCTTGCTGCAAATAGATCGTTTTTATTAGGGTAATGTAATAACGGATTAAGAATCCGCTCTGGATTTTCAATGTTCCTGTTAAGCTGTGACAAAGATATGAATAAACATTTGATTCCCAAAGAAGAAATGTACTTTTTTAATTCCAAAAATGTCCTCATTAAATCATCTATAACGTCCTTATCTTCATCCCCCCTCTTTCCTTTCGTTAAGAGAAGGTGGTCTAACGTAATGATTATGTTCTTCTTTTCTGGCATACACAGCGTCTTTACAAAGTCTACTATGGTCTCTCGTATATCTACTACTGATCCAACATTATCCACAAAGTAAATGGGCATATTATTATAGTCATCCAGTGCTTCCATTACTCCTTCTATATCTGAGCCCTTAGTATAAAGTTCCTTAGTAGAGCGATTGACCTTAGAGGTTATATTTCTTGCTAACTGGTCCTCTATCATCATCTCGAATTCGAAGGAGAGTATCAGAAAATCTGGATCATTTAGGGCGCAGAAGTCTCGTTTGAGTTCTTCAAGTATTGTACTCTTACCACTTCCTGAGCTGCCACCTATGGTGAGTATCCTGTTCCAGTCAATACCATCCATTAGAGTAGCATTGAGGCTCTTCTTAGATGTTACCAGTGATTTAGATGTTCCATCATTACGTTCCTGTATGTACTTCTTCGTTCTTTCTACCCCTTTAGAGAGGTGTTCGTATTTAAGCATATTGCATGAACGCCTGTTCTTTTAGATAGTTCAGAGAAGACTTCATAAAAGTGAATGAGTTTTTCTTGCCAGAAGAGTTTTCCATTCGGTCCTCCACTTCCTTTCTCAATGCGTCGATTATGAAGTCCTCTCCATATATTTTTGACTGTTTAACATACTCCTTGCGTGTGTACGGCTTATTCAGCCTGAGAGTACGGGTTTTCTGAAAGTTAAAGAACTCATCAGATACTGGATAGTTGTCCCAGAATTCATCAAATTTCTCTACCTGCATACTCTCATGCTCTGGTACTAGTTCTAAACACATGTCCGTGAAGGACAGATCTTTGTCCAAGTACCCCAACCTTACCAACTTTGGTAGGTTTACACTTAAATCCAATTCTACTTCCTGAACGCCGTAGAACAAGTATAAATACTCGTCCATAGTCAGCATTCTACTCTTTGCGTCGTTGAAGACGTCCATGTTAAAAACTAGTTCCATTGGCTTTCCTAATTGCTATATTAATATTGTGTACTAGATACTTCCTTTCTACCCACGAAGAACTCCAGGCAACTTTGCTAGGTTTGTTCTTCTTGAATAGGCACACCTGGTATTTGTATGTGAACTTCCCCAAGTGTACAAAGGTAACCTTTTGTACTCTAATTACGCCATTCGATTTATCTTTTTTCCATAAAGTATCTGTTCCTATCTTTTTCATGTCGAGTAAACGACTTTGCCATCCTGGACGTACTCAGAAGAGATGAGAAGGAGATGCTCGTCGAACTCGTCTGGAGAGGCGTTGAAGTACTCCTTGAGCGCGCGCTCAAGCATCACCCGCCTCTGGAAGAGGAGGTGGGCCCAAGGGCCACCAGTAGTTATGTACTTGTATATCACTTCTACTCCGCCTAAGGCTGAAGGTACACTTAATTCCAGTCTTGCCCAGCCTGTCTTATCAGACTTAGACGCTACAAAGGACAACGTACTTAGCAAATGCGTCTTTCCATCATGTGCCTCTGTAAATGGCATCCTAGTTGCGTACTTAAAAGAAACTCGCAGCATACATGTGTTCTATTGCGTAAGTTGACCCTACTGTTAAAGCATCTATTAATGACTTTCTGTCGTCAAACACCTTAAGCGATACTCGGAAAACGGATATGTTATCTGAGTCCCATATGACTACAAATACATGAGATCTTATCTCCATTGGAGCGTCTCTGAACTCAATAAAGTTTACCTCCACTTCGTATCTCTTTATGATACAGTCGTGTCCATTCCTCCTGTAGGTGATGTGAAATGGGGAGCTAAGGTAGTCAAGCTTTATGACTTTCTTGATTGGTGCTCTTTTTGCCATTCGCCTTTGATTTTGGTTACCTTAGCTAACAGCATACGCAGTTTAGGGTCTGTCCCATAAGCTTTTACAAACTTTCTTCCAGACAGGTCAAAAACCCTATACCTCCACATTTCTAGCTTCTCCGAGTACGATATTTCTATTGTGCCAGCGAAGCCTACTATGGTGGGGTTTGTAGCATATTGGCCACGAATTTCCCAGTCTTCAGTATTCCTCATGGTGAATTTTTATTGCCATCATAGTGGCGTGAATCAATAGACCGTTTACATAAACCACTTTACTGACTTTAGGTGCTCGTTTATACACCTTAATGACTTTAAAGTGTAGTTCCTCTTCCGACGCTCCCTGATACCAGACAGATGTCGTCTTTTCGTCAGCGTTTTCTAGCTGGTATACAGGAGTAGAGAGAGGAAGCTCAGCCATGAACCGCTTTTAGGTTGTAAAACTGTATGATTCCTGAGAACAAACAATCTCCTAACCTATGGTAGATCTCAGAAGGGCTGTTGTCTAACACCTTCGTCTTCCCCATGTTGTACACGAATACTATAAATTTGTATCCTCCCTGGGTTTTATAGTACTCTATTTCGATATTATCTTTGACGCGAGAATGTATCTTCTCGTCAGATTTCTTCTCTGCCATTTTTTAACAAAATATTTATAATTTTTTCTTTGTCTACGGGACTGTACGCTGTACCTGCACCGTTTGTTAGTACTTTTCTGATTAGCTTCTTTTTAGCATTCAGATTATACACATGAATTACGTACTCTTCAGTTATTTTGATAGCCGTAGGCTTTCTACTTAATATGGCATAACTGTCAGCAAAGTCCTCTTCGAGTAGGCATGAGTCACAAACAATTCCTTTCCCTACTCCTCTGCGTCCCTGTATGATCGTGGGGTCTATGGTGGAGTCAACCATAACCTCATTCTTACAGAAGTGGCACTGACAGAGGTTATTCCTTAGATAACCTTCGTCTGTGGGTATGACTTTATCCAAATCTACAACCAGCACTTTCGTGCAGTCCGGGCAGGAGTGCTTACTCATAGTCTTCTCATACTGTCTGTAGGTGTGTTCCAAGTCATCTATGGGATAGTTAGTCTCGCATTGATAGCAGGAGTCCTTTACTACAGACAGCCCATTAGTCATACTCATATACATGTGCAAACAAGATGAACACACATGTACTCTTCCTCCAGTTAGATACTGTGAATGAGTTACTGGTAGTGTTAACTCGTTAGGTCTTGCCACATCTATACCACCATCGCAAAAGAAACATTTATGGCGTTTGACAGCATCTTTGTTGTGCAGCATGTACTGGTGCCAATCTCTTGGCAAACTGCCATGGAACACGTAAGCATCAATAATGGCTTCTACGTCGTATAAGTCAGTTGGTACTCCATCCTCTGTTCCTGGTAGCGTGTCCTCCATCTGGCGTATATGTGCTGTGCACTTATGACAAGAAGATGTTCCTGTCGCTTTACCAGAGGACTTGGTGCCTGCTACATCGTATTTCATCACTGGATGAGTAGCGGCTGAAACATTACAGAATAAGCAGGTCTCTGGTGTTTTTTTGTACTTCTCCCAGTCTTTAGGTAGTTGCGACCCATTACTTAATAAGTACAAGTCCAGCCTCCCTATACTGGCAGACTGATCTGCGAAGGATGATTTACCCATTTGGGATTGAATTGGCCAGAACGCTTAGAGACCCATTTCTCTTCAGCTGTTCCAGTAGTTGTTAAATTTATCATAACTGCCTTCTTACCATGTCTTGCCCTAATTACCCTACCTAGTACCTGGATGGCTTCTAACTCTGTAGAGTCACCAGACACCACTAGCACTGAGTCCGCCTCAGGAACGTCAACACCCTCATTAAGGGCTTTAACTGCCACTAAGATACGACATTCTCCAGACTTGAAGCGTGTTAGCGCTTCTTCTTTAGCTAAAGCTGTCATACCAGAATGGTATATGAGCCCTCCTAGCACTGTGTGTAGCATTTTAGCAAAGTCAATACTAGAGCATAGAATCAACCATACTCGTTCAGGGCCCAACATGTTAACTACGTCATGTGCAACCTTGATCTTTGCTGTGTTACGCTGCAATGCCATTCTTCTCATACTCATGCTAGACCAGTACTGCTTAGAGTACTTTACTACGTCAGACTTTTCAGTAGAACGTGAGTAGTGCTTAGCCATATCGTATATGGATGAGAAGCTTTTAGGAGTTAGGCGTAATATCTTTGACAGATGAACTGCTGCCTCAGTAAATAATGTAGTAAATAGTTTATACTTTTGCGAGGTTTGTCTATCCATATCTGTTACTAAGTTATACACATAGTAGTCTGAGACCACATCCGTATTACCAGCAACGTCCTGAATAGATTTGGTGTAAACAATAGGCGATATGGCTGTTAGCACATCCGCATTTCTTTCTGGTAAAGTAGCAGTTAAGCATAGCAGCTTCTTGTACCTTATATTAGTGTAGACAGCTCTGAAAGACTCTGATACACTTCTATGACATTCATCCACTATAAGTAAGTCATACTCTCCACTAACTTTGTACGCCGTGTTAATACACATGTAGTCAACGTTAGGAAGATTGATCTCACTCTCCCACTGCTTTATTAGGTTTACCCTTGAGGTTACGACTAGGGTAGAGGAAGGGCGGAGTAGCCTTACAGCATTTCCACCCAACCTCGTCTTCCCCAGTCCTGTTCCCATTATCACAGTACCTACGTGCCCAGCATTACACCAAGCATCATAGGCTTCACTTTGTATCTCATCTTTGCTCATCTCTTTTGTTTGTACACTCAGTACACACGAACTGGGTCGAATGCACTATATTCTTTTCGCACATCATACACGGAAACTTCTGTGAGAAGCAACTATGACATATGGCGTCTCCTTTAGCACATCCACAACGTCTACACCTTAGGTTGTGTACGGCTCCTTCGTAGCAGTCGTCACATATTCCTGAAGATATATACGTAGCCTCGGTATCTAGTTTATCATCACATTTAGCGCAACGCTTTTCACGCTTGCTATATGTAATACAGTACTTGCATGTTATCTCTGTCATATCGGTAGGAGAGAACTTATTTCCACACGCACTACAGTCGTAGTCGTGGTGGTTACAGGTCATCTTAGGACGTACGACAGGGGTAGAACATTTCACACAGTTGATTAAGGACTTGGCACACTGCGTACAATATCCTTTATCAGTAGTGGCTGGTTCGTCACAGGTCTTACACTTAGTGTGGTATGGCCTAGTTAGATAGAAACCTCTCACACTTTCTTTACGAAAGCAATCCTTACAGACTCCTGTACTGTTTACAGGACCAGTGCGAGAGCAGTCTCTGCATATGCGGTTATGATTAACCGAATGCTTTACAGGTGTAAAAGATTTCTCAGATGTGCACCCTACGCATAGCATGCTCTCCATATGTTCTTCTACAGGCTTGCTGCAATTAGAACAGTAATGTTGGTGCCTGCTAGCACAAGCTGGACAGATCACCCCTATTCTAGGAGTAACTGGCTCACAGGAGTTACAGTAGCCCAGTGCTGTTACCCACTTAGGGTCCTGCGCTCCACAGTTCTCGCACCTCTCTACATAATGTATGTGGTGTGGGTACATTCTTTCCGAACTACCACCACGGAGGTTGACACACGCCTTGACCAGATCATCTGATACCCTATTACAGGACTCACATCTGAAGCTAGCTTGCACATCCCTGTGTTCACAGGAAGAGCACGTGTGCGTGTCAATGTTCCTGTCACACGACGTACATCTGTAGAAAGCGCACTCCTTCTGTGAACACCTGACTGGAATGTTTCCAATATTGGCACACCCTGCCTTCGTGCAGAATCCGCCGCCTACGACTTTTTTGCCTTCAGTTGTTGGCCGATACCCAACTTAGACTTCGGACGAGAGAAGATATCCCGGATACCCTTCTCGGTGACCTCAAGATTCTTCTTCTTCTCCGCGTCTGTTTTCAGACTTGGGTGCTTTATAACGTTAGCATACAGATCGTCAAGCTCGTCAGAAAACTTAACAGTGTCTGTGTCAGAGAAGTCTTCCACGACACCTAACGCATATTTCAGCGCAGGCTCAGATATAGGAATACTGACAAAAGACAGAATCTTGGTAAAGTTGGTTGCCAAAGCATTCTCTGGTTCCTTCTTCTTGTCCTCGTCCTTCTTCTTATCATCCTTTTTATCGTCGTCTTTTTTGTCCTTATCCTCCGCAACTTCCTTAGTATCACGAACGTGATTATCTGGAGCTGTCAGTATCTCGAACAAAAGTACCAGCAGGCCAGCTACCAACAACACTATTTCTGACGCAAGAACATTTGATATTCCCTGAAATGCGCTATAAGACCGGATGTTCTCAGGTAGAGTAACCCCAGAGTTAATCAGCATTGACAGGTAAGCATCATCAGACATAAAAATATTCATGGTTGCAAACCACAGCATAAGATGTGGTATTTCGTGCAAGCCATGTGCTATAAGATACAGGTTTGAGAACGGTCCGCCGAAAGCAAACACCATCATCAGCAGTAACGCGAATATTCGCGCTGTACGTCTGCTCTTTGATATTTCCTCTGCCGTAAAGGCGTTCTTCCATGACTTAAGTAGTCCGAAAGCTCCGAATACTGACAGGCAGAAAATAGCAAAGTGGGTAAGGGATCTGCTAACGGGATTCGAGTTCGGTCCTGCAATGTTTGCTGCTATCCCAGCTGAGGCCAGGTTAGTAACTATCACGAAGAACATAAGCAATGTTACGTTATTTTGAGCAATAAACTCAATAAGTATAACGCCCAACTCTTTGCCCTTATTTTTTGGTCTGGATGACAAGTACCATAGCCACAGCGAAAGCGTTACCAGTATGGTAATCAGCATTGTAGAGGAAGCGAGTACGTTAAACATGCGTATTTATTTTAGGTTTATGTTATTTTTTCCATACTTCTGACACTTTAACATCTATCCTAATCTTGACTTTCTTACAGTAATGATAGAAAGCCTTCTCCATACAATCTTTTAACGCTATAGACACTAGGTCAGCGTCCTCTTTCTTACAGATAACAATCAACTCATCATGTACCATAAGAGCTAACTGACATATATGACTCCAGTCTCGCATGTAAATACACGCAAGCTTTGACATCTCTGCCGCTAGACCCTGAATACGATAGTTCTGGGCAAGCCTTTGCATTTTGGACGACAGATACGATAACCTATCCGCCACTTTTGGGTGTGAATCTTTATTTTTTAAGCAGAATTTATACTCCTCATAATACATAGAGTGGTACTGTCTGCCAGAAAAGTCGCTTATAGTTAGGGAACCAGTTTCTCGAAACTTCTCCCCCCATAATTTAAAGTAAGGTTCCAGGTCTGAGTACCCTTTTAAGTAGGTAGCTACTAGATCCTTAGCCTTAGCTATTGATATGCCGAATGTCTGCGCTAACTTTGATGGTCCTCCACCGTAGGCAAGTAGGAACGTAATAGATTTAGCTTGTTGACGTTCTTCTGACTCCGTTGTTAAGGTTTCGTCATTGAATGCGATTTTTGCAGTTTGTAAGTGAAAGTCCCCTCCACTATTGAGCGCCTCGATCATTTTAGAATCGTTAGACAGCTCAGCAAGGATGCGTACCTCTTGGGACGAGTAATCCGCTCCTACAAAGGTATACCCTTCAGGGCACTTAAACGCGGCCCTAAACGGTCCATCCCGTTTGATGTTCTGTAGGTTAGGATCAGTAGAAGAAGTCCTCCCAGTGTCCTTTAATTGATGAATAGAGGTGTGTATACGCCCTGTTACAGGTGACACATGCTTCAAGAACTTCAGGCCATACGTAGAGCACATCTTCTGGTACTTCTTGTAGTTGAGGTAATCCGATATTAATGGATCAGAGATGTACTTCTCTATTACCTTAGCATTAATCGTATCCTTCAGCTCCCCTGTCTCCTTATCTATTGATGATAGGTCAAAACCTAATTCCTTGAATATAGGTTTAATCTGTGCGTGAGAGTTCCAGTTAATATCGTGTACTGCCTTCAGGTTATGAAGATACTGAGTTTCGATAACTTTATTATCTAGGTATATCTCTTCCCATTTAACCTCGTCAATTGGCATGCCAGTCAACTCCATCTCTGCTACTGCTATACAGAAAGCATTCTCTAAGTCTGTAACTGCATTTGTTCCTAACTTCTTGTAAAGGGCGTAAGCGTAGTATACGTCTTTAGCACCATACAGTATCTGATCGTCTAAGAAGTCTCCTTCGTGTGTGTGAAATCCATCACGTACTTTCTTAGTGACGTAAGGCTCTCCTAGGTAGGTCTGGGTAGAGTATGCGTAAGGGTCAATGTAACGCCTTACACAGCCGTCTAAGGTAAACCAGCCTCTTTTAATAGGTACTCCGTTCTCTTTAATCTGGCAGGCTAGCATGGTGTCGTACACCGACTCTAACTTAATCCCATAGTTCAGGAATAGTACCTGCCAATCATACTTGATATTATGCCCTATTATTGTTTTTTTAGCCAGACACTCAAGTATGCTGGTGGGATCAACATACCTGGTGTCCAGCACTATTTGGAAATCGGTTGTACCGATCTGCAACATTACGACTTTCTGGCAATGGATATGACCGAAGTCTCCTTGAGTCTCTGTATCCACGGCCACCACATCATACTCCTTTAACTTACTTAGAGCCCACTTCAGTGTCGCTCTCTTGAAAATATGTGGGTAAGGGGCTATAACATAAATGTTTGCCCACCCAGCTGCGCTTAAAGAGCGCTCCTCCGTCTGTACCATAAACCGTTGTCCTCGTTGTTACCTCGTTAGCTATATCCTGAACGACGATCCTGGTAGTCCCAGAGTCGTATTCATGCGTTATTGTTCGCGCTGGTCTGGTAAGATACTGAAATAATAGCAGTATACCAATACCCGCGGAAAAGAAAAATACGTAATCCATTTAGAAAACCTCCTTTTTGTTTACAGATAAAAATCTATCTTTTGGTAATGGGCTTGCGCGCTCTTCACTTAAGGAGGCATAATCTCCGATACCGCGAACGAATCGGATTTTTCGGTGAGTGCGAAAGCCGTCTATATCTACTAACCAAACTTGATAGGAATAAACGATCTGCTCGTCTGATTTACGAGCTTCGTCTAAGATAAAAGGTAAGCCATTAGAGACTAGCTTTAACAGCCTACCCATACCTTCGAAATTCCTACATGTTTGATAGTCTACATAGATCTCTATATTAGACCCTTTTTTATAGGGAAATTTATTTCGTTTCATTTTGCTACTCCACCCCTAAATGGATGTGGTTACCCGTAGCATTGGGATTAAAAAATACGTACTGCGCTGCAACTTCATTTCTAAGGTACGCAGCCACCTTACGTGAACCGGGTCTACCTTCGATAAAGAAGTATAACTTGTGCGCCTTCAACCACGCTTGTCCTTCATCAGAAATGAGATAGTTTATAAGTACATCGCAGAAAGCAAAGTCTACAGCGTTACCGTGATAGTGGTCACTCTTGCAGTTGTAATGCCTCTTTAACGAACTTATTGTAGCTGCTGGACCTGAGTACCCTAGTAAGGCAGTCTTTAGACCGTCCGTTACTGTTGTATCAATCCTAGTTTTCTGGAGTTGAAATCCTAAGAATTCTCCTCCTCTAACCCAGTTACTTATCTTACTTCTATTGTGGAGCGGCTTAGAGTTCTTTTTAACCTCTTTGATACCGGCTTCCACTCTGGCTTCCTCTATACACGCAAGGTCGATCGGCATTCCTACCGAACTAACTTGGGCACTACACATCAAGGTCGTTACACCTATTAGTATACTGCGGTATAGTATACGCCTAATTCCATTTCTCATATTGTAAATTTATTCTCTTCCGATTAGTAGTAATAAAGCTTTAAGGCTTTACCTACCCATGTGCTCTCAGCCTGCTGCTTAAATAATTCAGCCTCTGAGAAGTTTATTGGAACAAACTTTTCCACATAAACGTCTGGGGATTTTTCGAGATTTGACCCTCTAATCTTCCCATTGGAGACGTAAGCATTCTTGTAGTATAATGATTGTTTCCACTTATTACAAGTCCACTTAAGTCCGTCCTCACTGTATGATACATTTAGTGCTGTACCGTCTTTGTGACGAAGCACTACTAAATCCGTATTTGCTATACGGTCAATTAACCATACAGGAATCGCTCTATAATCACTCATTTCTTCGTTATTTCGTTAACAATGAAACAAAGGTACGAACGATTCCTGTATAATCCTAATCTATTCCATAATCTTTTTGCGCCACTTCAGTTCCTGCTTTTCTGGCATTTTTGAAAGGCAGTTCTTACGAGGCACATGATATAAGGCGGCGCATACACATTCTGCATACGGGCAACCGTCAAACTCTTCCGGGCTGGAAGCCAAGCTACGAAGATAGGTAGCCATTTCCAAAATGTTCCACTTCATCGCAGCGCTATGTTCATAGGCTTTGGCAAGCTGCTTCCAAGTAACGTACCGAGGATCTAGTTCCTGTACTTCTTCTGCTGGAAGGTTTGGACAGTTCGTACAAGCATCACTGTTTCTACCGCAACAAACTTCTTCAATAGGCGCTAGATATCGCTCGCAGTTAGTTGTATTACATGCCGGGCACAGACTGTCACAAGCATTAGCCGCTACTAATGGATACAATATTGATTCAGAATAGACTAGATGTGTGATTTCTTGTCCAACAGCTTCCTCAGGTTTGGAGATGCTCTCAGTACATAACCAGGCGAATACGTAAACTGTACGTCCGCTAGTATCACGCAGTGCTATGTTTAGATAACCAGGCTTTTTGATGTCTTCGGCTTCCACAATAACACCTGTGAAGAATTCCATACCTTCAGGTACTGTAATTCCATAAGCGAATACTTTGCCAATGTCAGCACCTGCGCTGTTCATTAGGCGAATTTCCTCTGTAAGGTGGGAAACTTGTTGACGAAGCTCTGTGGTATCTGCATCCTGTTGAGCAATTACCCTGGTTTTAGCCATCGAATCTTCCACAGCATTGTGAAGTTGGTCTTTCAAATCTGTGAAATGGGTAATCAATTCGGCTTTGGTTAGTTTGGCAAGATTTAGTTCAGCCATAATTTTTGTTTAAATGAAAGGTTACAAAGGTAAGAAAAGTTGTTTAATCCTCCACTATTTCCTTAATCTCCTGCTTCAGAAGCAAGTTCTTCCGCAATACGCTTGTACTCATCAGTTTCTTTGTATTCGTTAATCCACTGCTGTTCCTCAGGCAGTATTCCGATATACCCAACATCCTTAATCTTGTTAAGTAGCATAAGATAATACTTCTCGTTGTCGAGTATGTCTAGGGAATGGGACTTCTCGAACTCCCCTGTGAGACTTGAGTGGTGAACTGAGTATCTCTGACCAAACTTCATTATCTTCTCTACATTAGAGTTCAAGCTTTCGTCAAACCTGCGAATCTCCATGAAATGTTCCACAAAGCTACGAGGAATTAACAAGTTCTGGTAATCTTCTGGAAAAATTGCTACATCGTAGAACATATTCGCAATTGTTGCCATCGAGTGTCCTGCCAGACCTGTGCCTACAGGTGTAAGGTAGAAATCCAGCTCTGGATGCTCACGTACGTACGTCAAAAAGTGAATCACATTCACGTTAATGTCCCCTCGTAGAAGGGAAATGCGTGAGTTTCTCTTGGTAGGTAAGGCGTAGCAGTCTCCTGTAGGCCCACGTCCGACGCCCTGCTGGGCGCGGAAAGCTTGCTTGGCCTTCAGCGCTGCTCCTGCTCCGTGAATACCTTGCAGGTTGGAACCGAACACAAAGATACCATTTTCTGGTAACGTAACGATAATGGAAGGGCTAATTTTCCACAGTCCTGGTTCAGGCTGCTTCTGTTTTGGAAGAATGTTTGTTGTCATTTTTATGTAAATTTAAGCCCGAAATACATTTTAGGGCTACTAGTGAAAAATATTAGGTGTAGTTTTTTACCTTCGAATAATCAATGTTTTGTATCTTTGTGTCACCATTGTGGGAAGTCAGAACTCCCACATCGCCCAAGCAGTAGGTTCGCTAAGCCTAACACGAGGTGGGCTAGACGTCGGATTACTTACAAAAGTAAGGTTTTCTCCGATAGTGGTAGAAAGATTAGTTATAAGTTGCAGTTTGTTGTGTCAGGCTGATTGTAAGATCAGATAAGCTGAACAGGTACGTACACCCCGAAAGGGAGGGGAGTAATCGTGGCGTCTAGGTATCAACGATAAGATACTATCAACACAACTAGGTACTCCCCTCGCCGGGAGGTTGCACTGGCTGTAAGCAAAGACTAATTGAAACGAGGAGGGCCTCTAACCCCGGTGATGTGAAAGACATCAGGGCGTAGCTATGCCTATTCAGGTAGTTCCTCTAGCCAGATCTCGATTCTGTCTGGTTCAGTCCAATCAACGTTGTCGAGCGCGTCAAGTGAATAATCGTCTTCCTCTTCGTCGGTAGCAAAGCGCCACCTTCTACGGGTAACCTTGTACCAGCAAAGCGTGCTTTGGTCGTATTGCCTTGGTAGTCGCAGCTCGTCACCAATACTGGGTAAGTCACTGATACCGGCTAGACCTTCAAACACTTCGAAATCACCATCCTCCGTAGGGATCTTGTATTCCAGATTTACTGTAGTTTCAGCTGTCATTTCGTGCAGGTCTGCGGCCATCAGGACGTTTGGCCAGGTTATGAGGTAAGGCAGCCATACGTGATGGACCACGTTCAACACCCTGTGGATTTTCGGCAGTAACGAGTTTACGCCTTTTTACCCACTTGATTGGTTCCTGAGTAGGTACGTGTTCGACAGCTACAGCCCGCATCAAACCATTCTCTACTACTCCAGTAGGGCGGACACCAGCGGCTCTAGCCTCTTTAGAGAACCACTCCGAATACAAGTTTCGGCTACTAATAGTTCTGACGGTGATTGGATTGCCGAGGTGATCGTAATGTACTACTTGCTGCTTTCGCATAATATTAAGTTTATGTGATGATGAATCTCTTCTTGTGAAATCATACTCATACCACACCCACCATAAAGAGCATAATATGTGATAGTTTCACATGGTTGTTTTTTAGGGGGCAATAGCCCTTGTAGAAGTTTACTCAATAAGCTCATTGTTTTAACATTTAATGGTTAAAAGGTCGTCAATTAGTCTAGCATCTCCTCCTGCTGCACAGAATAGAGCCACCACATCAGCAACTTGATCCTCAGGTATATCCCACGTAGGCATACCATCTATCTTATTACGTGTGGCGTAGTCCCCATATATGTAGGTGTAACAGAACTCAGCAGCCAGATTTTCTGGCCAACCATACTCTTTTAATGGATTAGATGGCCATCCTTTGGGTTTGTTGGACTGTCCATAGTTAAACTTAGCATCGTGTGTGTACTGGCCTTGTAGCTGTCCTACTGGCAGAAACTCAAGTCCTTTAACGATAGATACCACCACGTTTTTCTCCATGTAACCTTTCCACTGAAATGCGATCTTCATGGTTTATATAAAAGAGTCTTCGTTAGTTCACTCCTATCTGTTGCCCAGAATTTATCAGTTAGACTAATAGATAACGAACTAACGAAGACCCAGTGAATTAAGGTAAAGGTTTAAGCCTCACAATTGGCGGAACAACTGGTGTCCCTACGTTGGCTGTCACAAGTTCATCTCCATCATTAGGACCGCGCTTAGCGGAAGTAAGGAGAGAGTAAAAATCAGATAGGCTCCACTTAATGGAGTCCCCGATATATCCTGTATGAAGTGAAGATGACCATTTATTGCCTTCTACCAAGGCAAGACTCTTATTCTCTATTATCCTCAACTCGTTACTGTCGTTCAATTCTATTTTACCACCTAAGACAGTATCATACAGTAGGAAGGCGGATGTGCCAAATCCTACCATTCTAATACCGCTGTTAATATAGTCGTTCGCCCGTTCAATTCTCCAGAATTCTAACCATTGGTGTTGCCCCGGAAATCTCGGTGGCACACGGTAGTGTGGCATGAACGCCTGTGTGTTGCAGTTCAGACCTCCAGAATCTGGAATCAGGAGATAGTCTCCTTTAGTTTGCTCGTTAACGGAAACTTTGGCTAGACGCCCCTCTTCAAGTTTACCCAATAGGAATGAGTAAATTAGGTCCGTAGACTCATTACCCAGATCCAAGATCAGTACTTTATGCATGGTTGTCGAATATCATTTTTAATTTTTGTATTGATTCTTCTACGCACCTTCTATATGCTAGGCACGGTGAATTGTGATGCTCCACTACGAGGACTTTGTACTTGTTCCTCAACGACTGGCGCATGAATGTCCCCTGCGCTTCGTACGTGTTCAACGATGGGTTCCAGTGTATCCATATAGAAAAACCGATGGTCATTAGGGCGTCCTCCACCTTTCCGATTCTTCCGAGGTTTCCGATAGACCTTCCTCTGTACCTGTTCAGCTCTCTCAAGTATTTCTTTGGATCGTGGGTCATCAAGTTGGAATTTACGAATTAGGTTTGCGACTTCCTGAAGGGTTTTGTCGCGTACCTTTTTTACTATGTGTTTTCGAGCAGGTTCGGTATGAATAGAGATAACCTCTTCTTCGATAGGATCAAGATCATTGGCTACTTCCCACTCCTGGAGCATTAGAATCAGCGCATCTTCTTTTGTCATTAATAGGTTATCTTTTGGCCTTTCCGAAGAACTTTAGGAAGACTAGTGATAGGAATGTTTAGCTTTGCTGCTACCTTAGTAGGAGTATCCTTAGCTACTACTGTGTACTCTCTTTTACCAGCTTCTGGCGCCTCTTCTACGTAAGGTTCGTTGGTAAACAGATGGTTATTCAACTGGATAGACTGGATTGCTTTTGTACCTTCTGCCCTCTTCACCTTAATAGATATGGTGCGGACATAGTTATCCGAGTACCAGCTGGAGTAGGTGGTAGCACCATTCAGACCGCCATTGTAGAGATCATATTCTATAGGGCAATTTCCGTCATCAATCGTAAGCGTTGAATCCTTTACACTGAACTTAAATGCCTTTTCGTAGAAGTGTCCATCCACCTTAACGAACTTCGATCTGAATACGTCAGGACGACGAGACATGCTGTCTAGCTTTGCCTGCCAGTCTGTATTCTGTTGAACATTGCTCCCACAGCTCCAGAATAGAGCAGGGAACAGGAGTAAGATTAGGTATTTCATTTTTGTAAGATGTACTTATAAAATTGATAAGGGTTAATTCCCTCCATCAACACCTTATGTGGGATCTTTAGACCCCAACCGTGCTGATATGCGGCTATGTCCAAGTCTTCATGCTGTAACAATTCTGGAATAAAGTGCATACCTGCTCCTTTGTGATTCCACTCACGACACTTACTGATAGCAACATCAAATGCTACATTTAAGAATGATTTATTATAACCTATTCTTTGCAGCACCCTGAATGCCTTATCATCTTCGATGGTCTTGTAACAGTATAGATAAGGTACTACCAGCAAATCAGTCTTGTTAGACTTCATGTCTGCTACTATCCCCTCCAATACTATATTTCGAACATCAGGACTCTTGTATTCTTGCAGGACACGGTTCTCACCATTTTGCTTTATGTAAATACAGTGACGGACAATGTTACCTTGAGGTAAATCAACCTTCCATATCTGCGTTACATTGGGCCGGTCCTTAATGAGAAGCTGCCCCGCTATGTTCTTACACTCATATCTTATTAATCTCCCACTCATCTATGGACATGTTTTAACAAATTCAAGTTAAACTTAGCTGATACGCCTTCGTACATTACCCACACCGATATAACAGATTTTACGTGCTCCATACCATTCATGGATCTTTCTATCCAACCATCAGTCAGTTTACTCCTAAATATACTTCTCCACTTCCTACTCTTCTTATACACAGTAGTTACATAGTACTGTGCTATCATAGTCAATTCACCAGGAACCAGTATAGGCTTGAAGACCAACTTTTCCTTACCCTTTTCTATTTCAGGCACCTTCTTCAAGGCAAAGTACTCCTGCACTATCTTCTTGTCAAGACGTTTGGAATAGTACTCTTTGGTCTCAGGATACGATTTTCCCCAACCTCGTAAAGAACATATTCCAGTCTTACGGAAGTCCTCCGGGTAAGTTACGTCGTAATTCTTACCAGTCGATACTTCTACAATTCTGTTAGAGCCTTTCTGGTGAACGTACTCTCCTGAAAGAAACTCTAGTCTTACATACTCCCCTAGTTTACAACCAAAAAGAAAGGCAACCGGAAGAAAGAATGGTTCAACAACGTTAATTGTCTCCTTCTTTACCCGGTCACCCTTCTTTTTATTTTCTCCAGGAGAGCTGACAAAATGCCGTTCCGAGGACTTAGTAAAGCACTTAATGGCTAACTTACCATCATAGTTCTTGTAGTCTACTTCGATCGGAACAGCATTAGTTAGTATGTCTCCTGCGTTGTAGCTCATGCCTTTTTAGGCTGTGCTTTGTAGGCCCGGTACACCTTTTCGACATCCTCGATAGCGCCACGCTCCTGCATACAAGCCCAAACTTGGGCTAATGTGAAGGTAGGCTCTTTCTGGGCGACAAGGAGGTTCAGCTTTGCCTGGTTGATTTCCAGCTCTGGCTTGTAGTTTTTGATAGCCAGGCAGGTGTTCCGTGCAGCGTTGCTAGACAGCTGTGTAAGGTGCACTACGTGCGCCACACGACCATCTCTGATGAGCGCGGGATCTGGAGATGAGGCATTAAGCCCTAAAATAAAGGATACCCCGTTGATGGATTGATTTCCTTCCATCAACTGCAACAAGTGGTGCCTTGCCTCGTCGGATAAAGCTTGTGCCTCGTCAAATACAATGGCGAGCTTACCGCTTCCTTTAGCAGTTACGATCAAAGAAGGATTCTCCACCACGTATTGCAGTGATGTAGTATTCAAGAACATTAAGGAGAAGTTCTCCAATCCAGCCACAATGTGCTTAATTAGCTGAGTTTTTCCTGTTCCATGCCCTCCCTGTATGACAATGCTCTTACCAGAAGCCACTGCTGGACGGAGTTCACCGTCAACACGTTCGGCCATTGGCACGTTCTCATACTTTACGCCGGCGACATATGCCTCCCTCAATGGAGCATACGAAGCACGCACCAAAGCATTCGGAAGTACGTCAAATTCTGAGCTCAGGGAGTCGTCCAGATCAGGTTTTCCATCACGCTTTGTAACGTGATATACTTTCGCCAGATTTCCTGACACAGGCACCTCAATGGTAATCTGGCTGTTGGACAACATGCCTTTCAGGAAGTCGTACAGCTCCACTACATCAGCCGTCTTTTGTGCGTCGTTGCCTACTAACGGCCAGCTGTAGCCAATGTTGTAGGCGACGGAAATCTTGCCACCTTCAGGAAGATCAATACTGCCGTTGGTCACCAGTTTCGTGACGTCGTACATACGGGTATCGTATACGAGCTTTACAGGCAGCCCCTTGTAAAAGAACTGTACACCTTCCTCTGTACGGCAGAACTCTCCATCAGTGCCTTGGCTACACTGCTCTTCTTTTGTCAAAGGAGCAAAGGACTCTACTAATGGAGAACTGAGGAAGTCTGTAATCGTTGATTCTGGTACTAGCATATTGGTACGACGAATAATATGTTTGCCCAACACTCCACCCGAAGTAGAAGGGTTAACTAGTACGTCTTCCACACTGTTTGGAGCTGCCAGTTCTACGGTAGCGGCGGCAGTCGTGTCGAGCGCTGTGTTGGTCTTTAGTCCCTGTTTGTAGGACAAGTATGCCAGAACGCCAGCAATGGCGAACAATAAAACGATAAAAATCGCGATAGAAGCAATCATTTTAGTTGAAGTTAGGCCTGAAGGAAGGGGAGGCTACACTCATTCATAGTCTCCTAGGAAGTTGTGTTGACGTCGCTCCCATCCCAATCAGGCGGTTATGACTGAGCCCCCACTGAGCAGCACAGCCGTATTTTTTTGATAATTAATCGGAGCTTGTCCGTATAAAATTTGTCCTCTGCATAACGCCTTCTATCCTTGTACGGGGAGTTAAGCATCCGCAAATACTCCTCATTACTCATCTCACCATTTATCCTCTTTACGTTGTCTTGCCAAGCCTTATAGTCGTAGTACGAATCTATAAGATGGTCATAGTAAGCATGACCATTGCGAATTCCTTTGGCCAGACCTCGTTTGTTGAACTTCATACCAAAGTGGTTGTTATTCTCCTCCGAGATCTTAGACTTAAAGTTACCTGTTTCCAGTATTGCTTGGGCAAGTACAACTTCGCCATTAGATATTCCTATCTTTTCTAGCAAGATCAGAAAGGAGTCGACCTTTGTTTGTGCAATATCGTACTTGGATATACTTACAAACTCTGATCTCGTCTGCCCAGCCTTTAGTAGGCCCAACAATACCAAGGCCCAGAATAGAACCTTGAGAAATTTCATATTACAATTTTTACGACCAAAGAACCGGCTGTACGCATAACAGGAGGTGCTACCACCTCAACTGGTACCCGCTTAAACACTTTGATACCGTCCCAGATGGCGGCAAGCCTATCGTCGTCCATCAGTGGCGACATAGGGTCACCCTGGAACTTGGTGGATACAGAAAAGGACGCACGGGTACGGATGCTTGCTGCTTTCTTCCAGTAGGATTCCATGGCAAATACAGTCGCCATAAAGTTGTACGGAAGTAATTTAGGGAACAAAGTAGTTTGTCCGTCTTTGATTGGTGCATCCAAGCACTGTGTTAGCATGGAGATAAAACCTGCGTCGTACGAGTCGTATTCCTTCTCTAGGAACGCCGGCGCTTTTGGGATAGGCAGAGCCATATCGTACTGGTACCGGCCTTTGTAAAGGATGTTGAATGTCGTTTCGCCCGACTTTAGGGGCACCATTCTACCACCCTTTTTGCTCAGCCTTGCTGTGCCTGTGCCAAAATCAATCGACACTATTGGAATAGCATAAAAGCTACCGTCTTTTATGGCTGATTTAAACATGTCCATAGTACACTCCGCATACGCTTCACTATGAGATAGCTTGAATGGCACATTAACGCAGATCGCGTCAAGTGGAAGTAAATTATTCCAGCCAGACAAGATGGAGCCCAACGTATTGTGAGGGTTGCCCTTTGTGAACTCCTGCCTTGGAAGCAGTATGTCCTTTGAGTATGTTTCCCGCCCAGGTCCAAACTTTAGGCCTACTGTAGCCTTTACACGATCATTGAATTTGGCATCCTGTGCCAGACATGGCAGTGTTCCGCCCGTTGGATAATAACCCTTTGGGCAGGTGTCTGACACCATGCGTGTTCTTGGGTATATAATTCGTCCTCTTAGTTCGTTGACTTGCATGTTGCGTTATTTTCAGGTTATAAAAAAGTCCTGCCCCTACACTTCTGTAGGGGCTAGGAATCTACTCTACTCGATTATTGGTTTTTCAATTCCTTACACCGTCTGTTCTTCAACCACTTCTTCGGAGGCAGTTACTGGGATCTGGTCACCGAGCAGCATCTGTCCGAACGCATCTGCGTTCTGCTTCAGGCCATCAGCCATTGCTGCCAATCCTGCAGCAATAGTGTGCTGTCCTTGTACGAATGCAGCTACCGCTCCTTTGGGCACCAATACATGGGCGGCAGGTAGGTTTGAGGGTTCCTGGATTACCGGCAGGTCAGAGATAGTTACTACCTCTTCCACCACCTGGATAGCAGGCTCGTCGGTGGCAACTACTTCGGTTTCAACAGGTTCGGCGGCATCAACATGCGCAGGCTCCTCAGCCGGCTCAACGGCAGGGGTAGCGGCAGGCTCGTCGATCTGCAGGTCTTCAGACGTGATTTCGGGGAGTGTGATGCCCAGACCACCAGCCAGTACATCCACAGAGTCCTTGGAGCCGTCAATGCCGGCTGCCAGCAGTAGCTGGGTTTCGTCAGTTGCAATGAATTCGCGAACGGTGGCAACAGCCTCCGCACGTTCTACGCCTTCACCGAAGGCGGCAGCGCCGAAGAGCGAAACTGTGTTTTCTGATGCGAAGTCGATCAGAGATTCCCGCACTGCTGTACATGTAGGGATAAAACCTTTCAATGTAGCGTCGTTGTATTCTCCGCCGGTGAGGAAAGGAAGTACGGGTGCAATGGCTGTGGAGCCTTGGTCAGCCAAATAGAGGCCAGCCCAGCGTTGTACTTCGTTGAAACAAGCCTCCGCCGAAGTATTGGCATCTGCTCCTACCGCTCCAGGCAGGTCAAGTAATGCGCGGAAGGATTCTTCGTCAGTGCACAACGCTGCCTTTACAGCAGCATCGTATACTTGTTGAAAGGGAGCGTGGAGAAAGTAATTGGAATTGATTTTGGTGAACATGTTACCTAGGTTGTAATGTGAGAAAAATATGACAAATCGGCTCCGGCTTCTTGCAAAACCTTTGCCTGTAATTCCGAAATTTGCAGTGTCCCGCTTGACGCAGCATTGAATATCTTAGCGTTCTTGTTGAACGCGCTCATAAGATATGTAACCTCTGGCTTTTTCAAATGTTCCGACACTATGTTATACGAGGACAAAGCTAAAAGCTCGTCCTTCAAACAACTCCTCGACATAGCGAAAAGCTTACCTGCAAATATGCAGGGGTGCAACTTTTCTTCTCCATCAAAGAACACGTTTTTATACATGAATATAGGGATCTCTAAGACAAGTCTATCGAGAGATACGTCCCCTTTGATGCTTTGCATATTGTTTTTAATTCTGGGTTGTCTACTCCCAAGCAGATTGCGTGGGTAGGGTATGGTGGGATTACTTTTGGGTCTACGTCATCCTCCCCGTCATTTATAACAACAACCTCAGCTCTGTCCTTACCGACCTTGTATCCAGCAACTACGCCAGAATCCAGTAGGGAATGAGCTTTAATGATAACATCATTAACCTCGGTTGTTCCTCCACAAGGAGAAGAAAATGACTTAAGAAAGGCCAAAGCCTCGTCTTTAGTTTGGATAACTGTAATTTTCCCGATGTCCCGAATAAATGGAGCAGCGATAACTGTGCAGTCTCCTTGGGCAACCGCCTCAAATAGATTAATAAACAAAGCTAATACGTAGCCTTGCTTACTAGGATTACCCATAGAGCCAGAGAAATCCCATAGAGCGAATATTACACGCTTCTCTGGTTGTTCCTTGTGTTCCTGGTAATATGGCATCTGGTCTGTCACGAATGACATGATATTGTCTGGAGTTAGAGTTGATAAATCAACCTTCTCCATGTTTGACATTCCAGCGTACTTGAGGTGTACTTTGCTACCTCTCTCATCATCTACCCTGTGTGTCTTGGATGAGAAGTTAATGGTCCCCATCTGCTTAACTCTGCCTATTAAAGTAAGAGCCTTGTGTAGGTGAGCGGGTATATTGGCCACTTTCTCTTCGGGTGTATCACCGTCCAAAAACTCATCCATTATACCTCCTTTCTTACCACCAGTCTTCATCACTTGATCTGCTGCGTCTTGCGCATCTTTGATCTTCTGCTTGGTACGCTTCTGTCCCATTCCACTCTTTTCCGCCTTATTGGAGTCCCCTATGGCTGCCTGAATTAAACGTGCTCCAGATAAAGACTTCTCAATTAGATTGTCTCCGCTAAGTCTAGTAAAATCCAATGCTTCAGCAGCAGTTTTAAATTGCTGCAGTCTATCAGTATGGTCTTTTGACGTCGCTTGTAGATCATTTAACGTTTCACCTGACACAGTGTGCGATAAGGCATGTAATACAGCTATACCGTCTTCAATATTCTCAGGCTTGAGTTTATGCTCTCCATCTAGTAAACCATTCTCAAACATGTAGTTTTCTACTCCTCGGTCAGCATAGTTTGATGCCCCTTTAGTAAAAGGAGTTACTGTATCAACTTCTACGCTCTTTACTACTTCCCTACCGCTAAATAAGGGATTTTCCTCAAATTCATCCTCGTAGTCGAGTATTTCATCGTCATCCCACATCATAAGTTGATGTTATATGCTTTAAGCAGGTTATTATCCTTACGTACACGCATTTTATCTGCACGCTCACGAGCGTCGTGAGCAATACGACGGCAACTTGTCCGAAGATCCCCCAAATGTTGCACAGCATGTTCTCCAACTGTTATATTACCCAACTGTGTATTAACCTTCATCATATCTTCTTCCCATTGTATCAACTCCATGTAATCTGTAGAAGCAGACACTTTCTTGTTGATGTCTTCCAACATAGCTTTAACTGGCTCTAGCTTCTGAAGCGCCTCAAAGTCTTTTGCAATCTGAGCCTCTTGCTCAATTACCTTACTCAACACTTCGGGTGGAACACCAGAATTCTTGATGCCCAGTAATCCCTCAGCCAAATACAGATCAGCAATATGACGCGCATCACGAGGAGAAATAAATACTCCCTTCTTGTGTGACTTAGCCACAATTTCTGCTACAACAGCCAGCTTTCCAGCTTTCGCCTTATCTGGAGAGTAGATGGCTTTAAACAGATCAGTAAATTCCATCTGTCCATATCTCGGCCAGGATACCTCAACCATAATAGGGAAACGACCTAAAAACGCTTTCTTCGAGGCTTGGTCTTCTGGAGACCCTTCTGATGCCCAAGCAATGGGGTCACGGTTGGTGCAGGCAATAATAACTTCTGTTTGTGACTTATAGCACATAGTACCGTTAGCACAATACATCTTCCGTGTTAGAATATCCTTCAAATACTCCAACAACATGGCTGGCGTGTCCAGTAGCTCGTCGAACAGAGCTATCTTTCTGGCCATGAAGGAAGACTCATGGTTGAATTCGCGTATGGAGTTGCCATCTTTGTCACCTGTGATAAGCTTAGCCACGTTGGCATAGCCCAGTAGGGATTCGATAGTAGCTCCACGACCCATCTGACCGATATAAATATCGGACTCTTGGTAATAGATCTTAGCTACGGCTTCTGCCAAATCCGATTTTGCGTGGCCACCTGGGCCCCACAATAGGATGTTCTTCTTTTGACGTACAGCAACGCCTAAGGCGTCAATTGTGTTGTCACTGAATACGTACGATTTCTTCAGCTGCTCTAATGCAGCAAGTTGTGTTGACATGATAAAAGGAGATTAGTTAATTTTTGGCTTTAGTATGTACTGTACCAGTCTCCTATAAAACTTAGGGGAGCCTGTAATTACTACAGAACTCCCCCTGAACCGAACTTACAAACATGCTCTTAGCGATCGTACTTATGTAGATCGTACCGCTCGATTAATCCAATAAGGATGTAGGCGTACTTCGGATTGGTGGCATAGCCTTTTGACTTGAGCCCGAAGGCCCATTGACGATAGTTCTTACCGTACTTCTTCAATCCTTTATAACGATCCTTCTGAAGGAACTTGGAGTGCCCTTCAAAGGCAGCGTTAGGATTATCGAATATGACAAAAGAATCATTGTTGGAATCATCGCAGGCTTTGATACAGCAGGCTCGGTGACGTTTAGCAAAACACTTGATCCCGAAGAAATTGTTCGCTTTGCGGGCTAGGTCAGAATTGCCGTTATTTGATTCCAACAGTCCTTGACCTAACGTAACAGAAGCAGGTACGCCATATTTCCTCTGCAACTTCTGTGCAATAGGCGCATACTTTGCGATAAACTGCTGCGCTGTAAGATCCACACTGGTACGTGGGCTTGTTGTCGGATATTTCTTTACAGGAGCTTCATCCATTGGGGGGACTGGCTCTGAAGTCTCCGTGCCCGCCCGCTCCCCTTCCTCACCTACGTAAGATGATTCGTTTCCTGCAAAGCTTGGGCCTCGCTCAGGTTGTGGAATTACGTAAACAATCGGTTTACTTTCCACAGTAGAGGACGCCCCCATGATGGCCCCTATTGTAGTGGTTGCACCGATTACCAACAGAAGGCCTATGATGGTTTCCTTTGGGCGCAACACAAATAGTACTCGGAATGCAGAAAACATGACACCAAGTATGCGCTGCACTTCCGGCGACATTTTGAATGGTGACCAACTGCGTGGTTTATAAACCACAGGCAAATTTTTCATACTAATTTTTGTTTAAATTTAAAAAATAGGGAACATCGGGAGAGTGAGGTAAGCTTCTCCTACTAGTTCCCGCAAGCTTTGAGCATCTGCTGCTTCTTATAGCAACATAGCTCCTACCTCGGATCATCAAAAATTTCTTAATCCTCTACTTCTAAATAGGCTCCATCCACATTAGCTTTAACATGGATATACGCTTCTTTTGAGTTTTGGGCTGGGTGTAAGGTACAGAAGTTATCTCTCGTCCACGTGGACAACGAATCAAGGAATTTCTGAAGAGCCAAATCACCATCACTACCACCCTTACGGGAGTACAATTTGGCATCTCCCCTAAACAACTTCTGTACTTTAAGTGTCGCTGGAACCTTGTGCTCTTCAAATAGAAGTTCCGTGCCATCGTTTTCTAGAAACTTAAGCTTTGCTGCCATAGTATTTCGATATTACGGCTTGAAGTTGTGGGGTGGATACATACTGCAACTTGTTCTGTTCGAACATGCGGCGCAGTTGTCTTGTGCGGTTCACTAAACCTGTGTCCCTTGAGTAGGATGATTCATCGAAACGAACTAGTACATTTGCGCCGAGTCTTTGCGCTTCAGACGCGTCGAATATCTCATCAAGGTTCATTTCTCCATCTACAGCATTCGCATCAAATAGTACGAAAGCGTAAGCCTTCATGTTCTTCGATAGTTCGTCCGAGTTAAGTTCACCTTTCACAATACATGCAATACGGGGCTTCTCAACTCCCATGTTCAGTAGGTCTTCCACTAGTGCGGTAGAACAGCAGGCAATGTTTTTGGCTCTACCTACCGGGTAGAAACCAACGGCCAGTAAAATTAACGCTAAACAAGAGAGCAATGCCCCCATTGTCTGGTCTTGTGGGTAGCTGAAGTAGGCTCCTAATCCGCAGGAGATTCCAGCTACTGTGAACAGAATAATCTTCATGATAAATTTTAGTCTATCAGTCCTCTCAGCCCCTGGTACTTTTTGTAGCGACTGAAGACTTCGTAAGTAAATGGTACAGAGCCTACAAAGCCCCTGTACATGAAAAAGTGTGTTCTCAATGTGTTGTTTTTTGTTCTGTCCACAATCATGGTGGCATGTTCCGCATCTAGCGGGCAGACAAATCGTCTGCGATCGTCTGCATAGGAGATGACTAAGCTGGCTACAGGTCGCACTACCTTGTAGACATCCTCAGACTTCAGCCAGTGCAATTTCAACTGTGGGTCATAGACAATCAACTCGTTAGTTTTACTATCTATGCCGAAGTGGAAGTACCAGTGTTTTTGGTACTTGTCCGTTCCAACGAACTTATAGTCTGTCATAAATCTTTTTTAATGTGGCGAAACAATAATTTCGCACTTCAGTCCAATGGAATAAATCTATCAGACTGAAGTGCGTCATGTGGTCTGGGCAGAGCCCGATTAAATGTAACAGATCGTGAATCATGCTCCGAATGGTACATGGATCTTGTGAGGCTGCACCCACACCCGTATTTCTTTAAGGTTAGGGAGCCTGCCGTACACATTGAAAAAGGCTTTGTTTACTTTTGCTCTTGCGCGCTTCGATTTAGGAAGCTTGGTATTGTGACCAATCATAATCGTATTTTGAATTGTGAACAAATAGTTGCTTTTTCTTCTTTTGTAGCTGTGGTTGATAATGGTCCACAACCTAATCCTTCTCTAGCCTCCTCCAAGTTAGGAAACAGGCCACGTCCTGTAAACATGAATATCCCTTTGTGAGAATCATCAGGTACTACAGATTCGTCCGACACCACTATAAGTTCTCCCATAGCTTCTGAGATAACATCGCAGAAGGCATAGTACCACTTACAATGAATGTCTAGTGATTTCGGTGCGTTTTTTATAGGCATAGTAGTATTAAGGCTACGATAGCTACAGCAATTAGGGCTGCTTGCCATCTCTTGAGTTCGCGTGACTGTTGAATTTCGTGCAACTTAGCTTTTGGATCTCTAGAGCCAGATTGCATGGTTGCTGCATAGTCATGGTGGTCATGATACAGCCTTTGTAGCTTAGCTACTAGTCGGAATGCCCCCAAAATGAGGGCACCACAGACCACTATTCCTAGATTCTGGAGTGCTTCATCCATACTCTTGTTGTTTGTAGTACTGTATGACCCCTATTACTAGGAGCAACAGGCCCAAGATTAGTAGATATGGACACAGTGTAAAAAATAATTCTCCTGTGTTGTCCGTGACGGGTGGGGTGTAGAGAGTTCTCATAATATTAGCAGTTTTTTGATTAACTGATTAATTTGTAAAACTTTGTCATACTCTAATGCTGCTGCATATGCAGCACGTTCCTTTAGAAGACTATCTAATGATACGAGCGGTATTCGTATCATCTTTTGCGCTTCAATCAGCATGTTGAATTGTTCATCGGTCATCTTCTGAATTTGGTTTGGCCTGTATCATACATTCCGGCGAACCAGAACATAAAGGCGATGAAAAATAAGGTTGCTTGAGTTATTTTATCCATAGTTTGTGATTGTGAGACGAAGAAAAAAATACCCCCCACCCTTTGGCAGAGGATATTAAACGCATTTAATAACCAATTAGGAACTGGACGGTGGTCACCCACAACGTCATAAACTATCATAACCTTTCGTCAATACACATCCGTAGAGGCGTACTCTGTTGAGAAAGGATCACGTCCAGCTATCCCCTTCATACACAATACCATTACGGGCACGTGCACCTAAGACCATCAACCCTCGTAAATAGGTTTGGCGTCAGGAACAAGGTCAGCATTCGGTCGGGATAATAAGTCCCGAATTACTGCGCCTCACTTATTTGTCGGTATCGGCTTCCTCAGGCGAGGAAGTATTTTGATGTTTGCCCGTTGATTGGGCGGGATGGAGTCCAGGTTAATGACGGTCATTGTTGCCGGGCTGGCTGATGGTTTCGTCGGGTAGGTGCGTCCGCATTTCAGTGTCTGACTCATAATTGTGAGGCACACTAAAGACGAAGTCACCAGTACCACGGTACGATGCGACCGTAGAAATGTCACGGCGCGCTTCCACCAGTACTCGGCTGTATTCCTGGCCACCAATAGTATCGGCTGGATAGTCGGAAAGCTGAATGATTTCATAGGATCGCACTTGAATTGGTAAATAATAGGTTTCACCTGCTTTTTCTACGGGCACCAGGCCTTCATATACGTAGGTACGCACTTCGGTTGGACAGGTGGTAACCATGCCCTGGGTTGTGAGTTCTTCGTGCCCGACGGTTTGGTATCTGGAATCACATCCGCAGTAAAGTGGAGCGATACCGATGTATTCCGAAATGAGTACAGGATACACTTTGCCCTGTTGGGCATTAATTTCGCCGTAGAGCGATTCTTGGTGGCTTTGCTTACCCTTGGCACAGGAAGTAAAAGATAATGCTCCTACGAGCAAAATAAGGCCAAATAAGGCCATTCTGATTTGTTGTTTCATGCGTGGATGTTTTAATGAATGAAAAATGGTGATATTATTATGAAAACGTGTTAATCTTTTGGTTTACTGTAGAAATTCATAGTCTGGCATAAAAGCCTTCCAAATCTCCGGTTTAATACTTACAAATTCATGCGTAGAGGCATATAGCACGGACATTGTACCAAACTTGACCGCTAATAAAAGACCAATTTGCATACAAAATCTGTCTATTGACATATCGTCTACCCGTTCTATTTTATTACAATACTTCTTCATTTCTAAATGTATGTCATTGCAATTAAAGGTTGTAGGGATAGAGATAACCGCTCCAGTAACTCTGTGTTTCAGTATTTCAAGCATGTTTCAGATTTTTAATGAATGAAAACGTGTTATTTTTCGCTGTCTTAGAAGGAATCGAACCTTCTTACATCCAATAAGACTATCTCCCCTGAACCTTACGGCTAGGGAGATAATGTATTACAATAAACAGCTTCTTTAACCAGCTAAGGAGCCACCTTACGCAGGTACTCACGCATTTTCCGTTGGCCTAAGCCTTTGGAAATTGTGAGCCCTTGGTGGTATATGTTCAGGGCTTGGCCGGCGTTTTCCTTGGAAATAATCTTGGACTTTACACCGTCTGTGCAAAGCGTGTACATCTGCAGGTACGTAGATGCATCCGCAATAGCAGCTTCCCACATAGTGGGTTCTGGTACATTTGCCTTAGCGATCTTTACGAGTAAAGCAGAGAATAATTGTACTTCTTCCCAGTTAATATTACCGTCCTGCACTTCGTACATGAGCCGGAAACATTCTTTCTGTTCTTCTTTGAAATCCTCCATGGCTCTGAGGTTCTGGTACACAGACTTCAAAACCTCATATAGGCGCGTACTGTAGTCTTGGAGCTCTCCTTTAGGTTCCAGGCAAAGTTGTTCCAGCGATGCGAACGGACCGTTGGGTAGATTGGTTGTGTCGTTACCTTCGGGCAGAGGGTCATAATAGATTCCATCAGCTTTCTCGTCAGCTATCTTTTTATGGATAAAAGACATCATCTCTTTCGCGCCCGCATCTGTCCAATTACCTCCATCCCTGGAATACTGGAAGTATGTCGGCTGGTTTTTCAGCACCGCAAGGTACCTGTCGGCGTCACCGATCCATTTTTTGATAAAGTTCTCGATGTCAGGATATACCTGCACCATGAGCGAGAATTGAATCTTCTCTATCTTGTAGGCTTCTTCGATTGTCATCTTCTATGAAGGTTTTAGCTTGCTCCATAAACTCCTCATCCATGAAGCTTGTTGTGATAAATTTTGTTTCGTCAATTGTGGATCTCACTGTCCATTCCTTATTAGGAGAGTAGTACAGTACCCACAGATTCTGGTAATATACTGTTTCACCTACTACGGTAGTAACAGCATCATGCAGTATGCTCCATCCCCACTCAGTGGGGTCCACGTCCTTGTTGCTTCTTAAGCAATACAAAGCGTAGACCGCTACCAGTAGGGATGGGACCGCCAATACACCGGCAAGAATGACTGGATTCATTGGTTAGTCAGTCTATATGGTGCACGTACTGTAGCCTTCTTTGGAGCTTTCGGCTTCCATTTCATGGCCTTGAAGAGCATGGGGTCACCCGTACGTATCTCGATTCCATCACATGGGGAGTCGTAGGTGATTAGCCATAACTTATCGTAAGGGCGAATGTAGACTGACAGCCGGTACGACCATTGTGCACCTTTAACAGCACAGTCATTGGGTTGAGTGACATAGAAGTGTATGGCACCAATGCCGGTATACTGATTGTATTCTTCCCTGACTTCTGTGGCGAAGTCCATTAATACGGCGGTACCGTAGTAGCTGAGACGTGCTTCATTTTTGTGGATGTCATACGAAAGGATTTCGGTCTGGTATCCATCCATCCCCACGAGCAAATGCATTGAGTCTGGCATTTGGATATCATCCTTCCATTCGGATGCTGGCAAAACATACTGGTCCACGGTTTTGAATGTGGATACCTGGCCGAATGATACGAATGCGCAAAGCAACATAAGTGCCGTGGTCAATGGCCTGCGGATGGTGGCCCTTATGATAGTTTCCTTTACTGGGCCTTTTCCAGGAGCCAGTACTGTGTGAGGTTTAGGTGCTGGAATAGTCTGTTTCATGCGTGATAATTTTTGTTTAAATTATTTGTAAAAATTTAGGAGTGTGAGAAATAAGGGCAAGGCAGCTTCATTAAAGTTGATCCTCTATACTAATAGAACGGATATGTCAGCTAGCACTTGCCCTTGATGTTTTGTGTAAATGCTTATTCCGATACGACCTCCTTTGTTGCCGATACTCGCTTATTGACTTCAGCAAGTAAGTGTTTGATAATGGCTTCTTGCTCATTGAAATATACTTCCTTCTTAATGTCTTTGAGCCATTGTTGGAGCCATTCCAGTCTTTCAGGGGATGTAGTATCAAGTATTTGTGTGATGTATTCCATGCCGAAATAAGTATTTATATGGTGAAAAGCATAATGCCGAAACCGATATCAGCTAATTAATGGTGAACAAATAAGCAGGCGTACGATCCTAGGCCCAATTAATGGGGTGGACTATATACGAGGGTATTCTTCCTGCTTTAAGTTACAGTACTATTTCCCCGCCATACTGCTTGGCATCTTCGATGTGTTCAGGCTGAAGCCCTCGTACACGAACTGTCGGCTCTGTATGATGAGGAAAGGATGATTGCCAGCCTACCTTATCACAGGCTTTAGCCCATGCTTGGCGGTCGGCGATAGTTGGGAATCTGAGTGTCTGCATAAATAATGGTTTAAGTCTCCCTCATCCCTTGCTAGCCCTTGTTATCGGAGTAGTAGTGTTATGAGAGGCGCACAATACCTACTACGGGAGCGACCCGGATTTAGGTTAGGATTGTATACCGTTATGGTAGTGGTCGATGTAATAGACATCAAACATATCCATATTACGTTATTATACAAAACGCGGGTATCCAACCCGCTGCCTTCGTGTGAGTATAGGATATTTTATCTAGCACAAGCCTCCAGCACTCTGGAACACCCTCTAGATATACAAACTCACACTTATCCGCTCCATTCTATGGCTACGGCTTACTCGGTCTCTTTCGAGCCTTGTCGTCAGATTGGACATCTGACTAAATCGTTTTAATCATTATTATTGTATCTCTGTACCTTACTATTATTCCAAATCTGGATACGAACAGTTTCTCTAGGTATTCATTGCTTACGCAGGTTAATCCAGTCATACCCAGCTTGAATGTAAGGTATTGAACAGGTGACACGTAGAGCGTCTGCGCCCTTGTCTGGTACAGAGATTCAGGGCTTGCTGGGCGATGCATTATCTCCTTACCTTTATAAGATAAGACTGGATGTGTGTACCTCCAGAGTCTCTCCTTAAAGTAGGATGTATTCTGCTCACGTGTGGGTGTTGATTGGTACAGCATAGGTTGAAGTGTAAATCAGAGGCGCTCTAATCTATAAGCTAGGTTTCCTCCTCTGATAAGATGATAATTTTTGTGTAAATTGTTACGGACTAATCTTGATTACCGTTAGCTTGTGTGCCAGTTTGCATGTGGTGGATATGGTAGTGGTGGGTAGGCTCGCGTCTCATTTATTAGCAGTTGACCCTACTGACTGCAATTTACCCGAATGAGGACGGAATGTTACTTTTTGAATGGTATTCCAGCGTTAAGCAGTCTTCCTGCTAGTGCAGGATCAATGACTACACTCTTACCCAAAACCACAAGATACCAAGCGTTGTTCATCTCATAGTACTCTATTTGTGGGAATGGTAGAGGTTCAGGCTGTGCTGGTATTGCTTGAGCTTCTGCGACAGGATACATCTTGTCGAAGATACCCAGATCTTCAGCCAAATGAGGTAGATCATCAATAGATAGTGGGTCCCACTTCTTGTCTTTGAAAGCAACTGTGTAGGCTCCTTTGGTTGCGCTGTTATTCCATACGATTGTGTGAGACAAGAATATGTTTGCTTTCCTGATCCATTCGTTGAACTCTTTATCGTTGTTTGCCATGAGGATGTGGTTTATATAATGAGTGAAGGGGGATGATTAGTCCCCCAATACCTTTAGAATGTGAGTAATGTAGATTCGTTCGATACGCAGTTGCTTAGGCGGGTTTAACTGTCTGAACTCTATTTGGTTGGGTGTAAGCTCAACCAGTATCTTAATAGAGGGTTTATCACCATTGTTGAAGAACATGATAATAACATCCCCTTCTACTAAGTCGCAATCTTGGGTGGGAACTGCTGATACCTCTGTCCCATTAGGGAGAAGTGGGTAAAGGCAGTTCCCGTTAACGTCAAATGCTTGCATGGCGTTTCGATGGTTCAAGTTCGAGTTCTGTATCTTTGTTCCAGGTAGAGAAGTATGCCTCTAATTCAGCCATTTGCTCTGGAGACCACGCGTTAACTCCATTATGTCTCTGAAGCGAGATAAAGGTGAAGTCTTCACTGTAGTGCGCAGTCATGTTTGCCAAGGCATCGTGGTTTTGATGCCAGAATGCTATGCGAACACGTGAACCCTTTGGGTAATAACCTTCGGTAGATACTTTCTCACTTACCTCACATCTTACATCCCTGATAAACGGGATTGTAGTCTGTATAGGTTGTACCCAATCAGCACTGCGAAGATGAGGGAGTTTGAACTCTGGTAATAGGCTTTCGTAGGCACTGTAAGCGTCGCTTATTGCCTGCTCAACCTTCCAAGTGGCAGAGTATATTACCTGTTTGGTGGCATATTCTATGAAAGTCATATCGTATGTAAATTTGAGTGTGAAATGTTTAATCATCGGCCACGAGGTCGAAGTATTTATGTAATAATTGTGCCATGAAGGTCGATGTGGTTACCATTGATTTCCCATGAAGAGCCGTTCCAGTCTGCTCTGGCAATTCGATCTTGTGCAATAAATACACAAGCATTGTTGCCGATAGTGCGTATGATCTTTGCTTCCACAGTAAAGTCTTTAATACGCACTTCTATGTCATGTCCGAATTTAATTTCTACATTGTTGTCCATGATGAGGATGTGGTTTATAATGTAATGAAAAAACAACACTGTCCTGACTTACCTGTTAGGGAATTACAGATTTGTACCACACTTAATAGGTAGCAGTGTTATTATACTGTTTGCCCCACTTAACTGCACACTTTAGGGATGTGCGCCCATTGCTCATTGTATTGAGCTGTATTCAGGGGAATACACGCTTTGGAGAAGTCATAATATGTGCGTAAGGCTGAACCAAACGCGATAATGGTGGAGAATGTGGATATAATGCCGAAATAAACATAATCCTACGTCGTGTGTTCTAACGAACAGCACTCCCGACATCAGTTATTGTTTATGAAATGCACTCGCTATGGGGGTGTGGTTTATGCTGGACTGGTTGGCACTAATTGACTGTATTTGATCTTGTCGCCTTTGCGGTTTTCGCCGTCACGGTAGATAACTTTCGTGTTCCATTTCGCGTTGCCGGACGCAATTACGCGTTGGGCATCACCGCCGTTGGTACGGCAGGCGAACGGATCACCTTCGCCGATTGTAACGGTAGCGACGATTGTTACAAGCGTTGTACCGGCGGAGTCGCCTTGCTTGACAACGTTTTCAATCGCGGTTGCTTTTGAGAAGTCAAACATTGCGACTTGCTCTTTGCTTCCATCTTCGCCGAATTGGGCCAAAACTTCAGGCTTCAGGATTGTAGTCGAA